ATTTTTCCAATACAATATCACTTGATGGATTGGAAGAGCCATTGGTGTCTGTTTCCACTATAACATTTGTTGCTCCTACATCAATATCTAATATTGTACCGTCACTAACAGAACTGGCTTCTTTTATTTCAAACCCTAAAGACCCTAACCGCTCAGGTATTAAAGTTTCTACGACAGCATTCAAAATACCAGACTCTCCAATACCAAACACATTTCCGCTTGGATGGTTAGATACACCAATCAATGTTTGATAGTTTGTTGTCTCAGGAAGAATATCTCCAATAGCATCAGGTAAGAAGTCATGTGTCTCACTATTCTTACGGAAGAACAGGTTGTTCTCTTTCTTACCACCAGCAACACTCACTATTTCGTAATTTTCCGTGAAATTTCCGTGGTTAACACTTGAGGTAGTGGTTTGTATATTGGCGATGTTCATAGCACGTTTTGTGCGGCCATCTCTGTAAAGTCTGGCTGATTTTTTAGCAGCATCAGGGTAGCTTCCAGTGTTTGGATGTCCAAAGATTCCTGTTAGACCATATTGAGGGTCTGTCAGGCCAAGAGCGCCATCAGAGTCTCCACCAGATTCAACAACAAGGAATCTCCATGCTTCTGGTCTTGTGTAGAGGTTGTGAATGTTATTTGGAGGCGCTGTAGCTGCTTCCTCATCGTAAAGTGAAGTATCGTATCTATTCAAATCAACATGTCTTGCTTGGTGGCCACCTACCCACTGTTGTGTAAAAGGACCTTGCAATGGGATATCATTTGAGAAGTCTGTTATATCTGTATGTAGGTTTGTTACGACAGCATCAGATTTATAGCCAGAGGATATTCTAGCGTTATAACCGGTTGTAATGGAGCCAGAATAGATCTCAAACGGAAGCTTAAATGCACCCTTTACAGAATATTCATATGAATTCGTATCATCGATAGGAGTAAATGTTCCGCCCGGTGAACCTTCCGAATGTTTACCAACGTTAACGATAGTGTTGAACTTTTTCTTTTGGTTTGGTTTCTCAATATCATCACACTCAACAGGCAATTCAATACCTTGGCCTTCACCGGCTCCAACGAGAAGAACGTTGACAGGGAAACCTTCGCTTGATAATGCAGAGTGTCTTTGTGTTGTTGACCAAACATAGTCTCTATCTTTCTGTAGTGTTGAGTTAATACCCGGATGGAATGTTTGAGATATTACAGAGTTCATTTGTATTGTCTCAGAGAAACGACGGACACCGTATGTTGACGTTGTATATAAGCCGCTACTACCCGATACCGTTGTGCCCTCAGCATTGTTTCTATTACCAATAACTTGTCTTATAGTCTCGCGCTCAGGGATATCGGTTCTCTCAGCACGTTCTCTTTGCCACAAACAGTTATCATTGTCTCCAGCACCAGCCTCAATGGGAGCATGTCCAAACTCCCAACGGTATTTTGACTGACCGATACCAACTGCACGACCTTCTGTCGCTGTATGAGTTGTGATCAACGGGAACTTGTTTTGATATTTGTTTCTCTCAAACAGATGAGATTCGACAACATCGGAGATACCTTTTGAGAAGCGAACGCTCATTGGGAACATCTGAGATACCATATAGGATACCGAAGAGTCAATCCATTTGAAGTATTCTGTAAATCTATCGAAGTCGGGGTCTTGCTCAACATCTTCGAAGAACATACGGCGAACGTGATTGAGTTTTTTGTATTCAAGGCGATATCGTTCAACAGCCTCACCCATAAGGTTTGACATTTCTTGTGCAGTTGAGAGTGTTCTCATCATCTCCTCAGAAATGGTTTGATACTTGCTCTTTTCAAGAGCGTAGAAATTATCACTTACATCTTCGTCTTCGATGAAGTATTCTTCTTGTTCTCCTTTGATAGTCACGCCATCAGCGCTATAACCAATCTCAGGAAGTTCTTTCTTTGATGAATATACGATTTCATTCGCAGCGATAGTTGTAGAAGCAGGGAAACCAAAGCCTTTTGCTCTGTGTTCACGTCTCACAATATTGTCTATCCAACCATATCGTGTATCAGTTGAACCGCTTGATGCGTCAACAGCTATAAACTCACCAGAACCATCAGATGTTGACACCAATTCAAAGTCCCAATCTGCTGCTAATAATTCATAAGTTGGTATTTCGTAACCTTCCAAGTCTTTTGAGAACATTGTGGAAGGACGTGCTGTTCGCTTATTACCTTTGCTTGATACGTCTCTGTTGTGAAGTTTGACTTCATCATTACCAACATAGTCATACCATAGATTGAAACGACCTGCTTTGATATCTGTTTGTTCTAGAACACTTCCTGTAAAGTTTGTTCTGTGTGAACCAACATAGAAGCGCTTTGCACTTGACAGATAAGCAGAGCCAGTTTCATAGTTTAGGCTTTGAGTCAAGAAGAATTCATTTTTGACTGTATCAAAAGCATGGTTCACGCCGTAGAACTCAAGCACATAGTCTCGGTTTGACGAGGTTACAACATTACCAGCGATAGGATAGTCTTCTGGCTTTACTCTTACCGAGATATTCCAAGGTTCGTTTGAGTAAATTTCCTTATATACCGGACTCTCAAGTGTAATATTACCATCGTAATCTTTAAGCAAAAACTTTCCACTTGATGATTCAAGCTCATCTCTTACCAAATAGACTTGGAAGTTAGCAGTATCGTCACCATCGATTACTGTTTCCAAAGGATCTCCGTCGTTCAAAGTACCGATAATAAAACTTGACGAAACTTGAGAAGCACTTACGGTTGCAGGTCCTGTCGAACCAGACTGAAGTGTAAAGGTTGCTGTTGCGCCATCTGCTCCAGTATAAGTTGTGTTCCCAAAATTTGCTGAGAATATATCGTTGAGGGCAGCGGTCAATTCATTTCTTATTGTGGTGTCACTCTTGGCATCTCCGAAAGGATTGACTGAAGTGAAGAATTGTAACCTATCATTTTGCTGGGCTGAGCCATAAGAATATAATTCAGGATAAGTACCGGCACTAGAACTTAAGTTTAACCCAGAGCCAGGAAAAACACTGCTTACCAAATCTCCAGAAGATGGAGAGCCAAAATAGTCATCATATCCAACTTTATACCATGCTAATATGTTACTGGGGTTAACTGAGGTCGGATTTACCCATTGGTTGTTTTTTGATGTATATTTTCCATTATCAGCCAAAAGTGAACCAGATCTAATTACAACATCTCCAATAGCTGACTGGTCATCAACGATGAGTCTAAACTCTTCAAAGTCATTTGTGAACCCGGTTCCTGCGGGAAAGGCCTCAGTTGAAAACAAGGTATTGTTTTTATGAAGAGTGGCTTGATATCCTCCACCCGATGGGTCAGAGAAATCAAAATGAAATGATAAATGGTTCCATTCATCAGTATTACTAACAGCACTTGAGAAAGTTACATTGTCCGCCACACTACCGGTAACAATGGTAATTCTGATATCTCCGGAGCCAATGTGAGGAAGTACAGAAAGTCTTACCGTGCCACCAGAGTCTAAGAAAAATAATTGTTCAAGCGAAGATACTGTATCATTGGAATCTAGATAATACCAAAAAGAAAGAGAAAAATAATCATACCCTGCATTACTAACCTCTAAGCCTGTAAGCCCTGTACCTGTTCTAAAGCGACGATCTCCAGAGCCAGTGACTTTGAGGTTTAAACCATAAGAACCTGTATAAATAATATGGTCTATTGTTGATGGATCTGTTGCTAAAGCCTGATTCGGATCAGCAGAAACAATAAGCGCTGTATCTGAGCCTGCTGTTAGCTCCAATATCGCTTGGTGTTCTAAACTAGAACTTGTAACCATATCAAATGATATAGAGGCATATTGTGGAGTCTCAATTGTTGCAGATGAACCCCAAGTATAATCAGAAGCATCAGGTGCTGCAGTGTGCATACCAAACACAGAGGCGCTTAGGAATGGTGTATCGAAGTGACCTTCATCGAAAAAACCAAGTTTCTTTGGTGCAATAATCGACACTTCACTTGACATAGCATTATATTGCTCAAGTTTTTCATCTCCGGAGCCTGAAGTGTAGGTCAACGTGTGATTAACAGAGCTTGTTTGGAAGATAGAGCCGCCGAGATTCTCTTTCTTATTGAAATCAACATACTTCTTATTGAGGCTTGTATGTTTGAAAGCATCTGAGAAGTAGTGAGTTCCCTCATCTGTATATACATTTAGTTTGACCAGTTCATCATCGATACCAAAGCAACGAAGCATATTACGAATAGCACCCTCTGTTCCTTTATGTTTGTAGATATCTTCAAGGTTGTTGTAGATATTTGTATAGATTTGGTTCTTGATATCAGTTACTTTCTTCTCAAATTGAACTTGATTGAGGTCTCGGTCACCAAAGGCTTCCAAAACGTCGGAGTCAGCAAAAAGGTTTGCTACGATAAGACCTTTGTCTTCAAGCAAACGATCAGCGAATGGTAAGGGCTTGTAACTTGATTCGGGATATACTTTGTTCTTGAGATGAGGTAACGCTCCAATTTGAACGTGAAGTGTGTCGAAGTAGCTTGCAATGATTTGATACAGCTTTTTTGTTGCGAAGTCATTTGCTTCATCTTCGTCTCTAATCCATTGTGGAACCTTGTTGTATAGCAGAGCAGGGTTCTCAAGGTCATGAGCGCTACCAGAAGCCATGAGTTCTTCTTTGAGAGATACAACGTCAGCATGTGAGCTATAGATGATTGGATCTTTAGGTTCAGATGTCAACAAACCAGACTCAACAAAAGCAGAGTCAGTTGAACGAGCACCAGAAGTATATCCAGTCCATGAGCCATTTACGAGGCGACCTGAATAGTCTAGTACGGTAGAGTCTATAGAAGTATTGCCAACAACGCCTTCGTTGAACTTATAATATACACCGAGATATACGTTTGCGTCATCTGTGTTTGTTCCACCGCCAACATGACGATACCAGTTGTTATAAATTTGTTTTGAGGTTCTTCGGGTCTTCCAATAACGGAAATCATCAATGCTTGCACTTAGCTTACCAGCGTATTGAACAGCGGATGAACCAGATGGTGAAGTTTGAAGAGCACCGATATAACCATTGATAAGACCGCCAATCTCGTTGATACCTGTTGAACCAAGAGATTTGCTCTCGTTAAGTTCTCCGTCAACATATAAACGGCCTGTGATAGTTGAAGAAGCAGAAACAAAGCTTAGAGCATAGTGGTGCCAATCAGATAATGATGAGGTTGTGACAGTAGCTGTTCCGATGGACTGTTCATAAAAACCATCAGTTCCAGATTGTAATGTCACGATGAAAGTGTCTTCGCCGTTTGCTGTACCAGATAGAGCAAGTGTAAAGCGGCCATAGTCAGATGAAGATGACGCTTCGCCATTCCAAAGGTCAAGTATAACTTCTTTCTCGGTCTTTGCAAGATCAAACGCGTCTTTCTTGAGCCAGAACTCTGTTGTGATACCTTGAGCCAAGTCCATCTTAAGGCTTGATACTCTGTTCTTTTCTTCATCATACACGACAGACTTATCAAACCATTTTCTCAATTCAGAGTTTGTGTTCTCATCAGGAACGTGAATACCACCTCTCATAAAGATGTATTCATTACTATCAGACAAACCATAACCATCAGCTTCAGACTGTTGAGTTCCCCATCCACCGTGTGATAGGTTGATGTAGCCGTTTGTCTTTGGGTATCGGTTATCTAAAATATACTTGTCAAGATAAGACGATGAGAGTTCGAATTGAAGCTTCTCATTCTCAGAGCCATCATATGGATACTCGTTATGAATCCTTTCAATGGCGTTCTTATAATATTCTTCGGCTGAACCAAACTTTGCAAAGTTGGATGCTGATGCGAAGTCAATGAACGGTTGGAACGTTTCATTTCGCTGTGTTGTTGAGAGAACGAAGTCTTTTGACTCTACATCTGCACTTCCACTAGAAGCATTCTCAACTGTCTTTGTCTTGTTGTTAAATAAACTTTTAATACTCATCTTGTTCTACTCTGATTTTAAATGTATAAGGCTGTTCTCTGTATGACGATAGTGAGTCTTCGTAGAAAGACAACTTCAACTCGTAAGTATATCCAGCCTCTAATAAGTCCATATCTAAATCAAAGTAGTTTCCATCAGAGTCATATGAAAGCATGGTCTCAGCAGTTGAGCCAGTTCCGTATGGTATCACTATCTTCTTATCTTGTGCTCTCGTTATTTGATACGATGCACTTTCTATCAATGTGTTCTCCGGTGTTGACTTAGCAACAGTATAAATGTTCGGAGACCAATTCTTTTCTCTCACATAAAGTTGGAAACGCTCGGTTTGACCTCTTGTGTATTTTGGCTTGAGGTTCTTGACGTTCACAACATACTTGGTGTTTGGATTATAGTTTGAGAAGCTATGGTCATTAGGAACGATAACCGAACCTGTATGGAGTTCACTTCCAGACATTGTCCAAACATCAACAAGGTATGGATAGGTTGTATCAACAGCACCGCCTGTTACAGAAAAGGTTGCCTTGTAAACACCAATGTCTTCTCGTGATGCAGAAAGAAAATTTACCGCATTGTTGGAACTATCACGAAAATAAAGCGCGTCACCTTCAGGGGCAGACCCAGAAGACTTGTAAAGGTTTAGAACGGGTCTAGCAGCAGAACTTCCAGCAATATCGCGAAGTTTTCCCCTAATGTAGTTATACATATAAAGTGTGTTTAGGTTCTCAGCAGCAGGAGCAAGAGAAGAACTGAAATAGAAATTACCACGGTTGTCTCGTCTTGTTGAGTCCCAACGTGCTTCCAATACAGGTCTATCGAAGAAATGTTCGGAAGAACGAGCAAAGAACTTCTTTGTATAATATGATATCTCAGCACCAGAAGGGTTTGCTGATGAGGATGCTTCATATGAAGATGAAAGTTTGATACCAAAACCATGGTTTTCTTTTGTAGTATCCAGCCATTCTTCTACAAGACTTGTAACGTTGACATCAACATCTTCGTCGCCTTTGTCAAATGAAGCAAGAAAAAACGGAGAAGCATGATAGTCTCCACCTTGCTCATCCCATGCAGCACCAGAAGATGCATTGACCCAGTTTGAACCAATACCTCCATATGTCTCATCAGAATAGTTCTCCATATCAAGACCATTTCCTTCTTCCCAAGACGCAGATACAGCGAGAATCTCAAGGTCGTAGTTCTTTGGGAGAGTCCACGGATGACGAGCGTTGAACATCTTGAGGTGATATGTTACACCTGTGCTTGGAATAACTCCGTTGTCAATATCTGTTTGGATATCATCAACTGGAAACTTGATCAAGATGCGAGCGAGTTCTGTCGAAGTTGAACTTTCCTGTGCATAGATTGAGAACACTTCAAGGATATCTGCTTGGCCCATATTAGAGCCTGTGCCTCTAACTGTGAGGTTTTCTTGAAATGCATTTGTTATTGTATTGTCCGCTTCTGCGAAATATCTTTTAATTGCCATTACTTTGCTATCCCTTTGATGTCTTCGTCTGGAAATCTAAGTTCCAAGATTGTATTGTCTGGTGTATGAAAGAACGTGCCGTCTTTGGAAAGAACCTTGTCCATATCTAAGTTAACGCTTGAATATGCGCCACCTGTTTTGTTATATACCTTCACCTTGCGCACGTCAACAACACCGTCTACTCTGTTTAGAATCTCATACACTCTTGTCACGTAAAGCGGTTCTCCAATATACATCTTATCGCTATATAAGCTTTTGACCTCACTAATACACTGTCTAAGAACTGCGTCTTGTGAGAAACGCTTATCAACCATTACGGTGAACTCAATGCGAAAGTTAACTATCTTAGGATCATATATCTCAATCTGATCGTTCATCGCTTTGTATTGGTTGAGCCAGTTTTTGATATTGTTCTTGGTTGTTGAATTGGTCATCTCCAAAATGCCGTTATTATTTTGAGAAATTACATAAAGTGACAACTTTCTGTTTGTCGATGAAGGGTCATTGATGATATTAGCTCTTGAAACTGCACCATATTGAGGAGGCATATTGTATACCAGTGACTCGTAGTCTTGTTTTGTGACCGCTCTATTCTGTGTAGCGTAATGAGACTTTGCTCTCTGTTTAAGTTCTTCGGTTGAGATATCGACATTGATTGAGGTTATTGGGTCATCATTGTTAACCTCCAACGAACTCTCAACAAATAGTCTTTGTGAGTTTGTGAGAACTGTGATATCATCAAATATAAACGTCTTTGTACCAACGTTTGAGATACTGTTAGCTGCTACGTTCGTGCTCTGTGGAGAGTTTGAGCGATATACAATTGACAACTGAGTGTTTGATGGTGCTATACCGAGCTTATTGGTCGACAAAAGCTTTGTAGGATCGAAAGATTTGGAACTAACATAATCTTTGCCTTGCATTTTGAGAGCTACTCTAGACGGATCTGTGATACCACCATCGTCTTCGTCCTCAGAACCAAAACCAAATTGAAGATATGTCCCAGTATCATCTTGTTCAACAGTGAACCTTCTTGTGGTTGCAAATGGCTTGAGAATAGAGCGAACGCCATCGGTGGCTGCATTTTGATTTGTGGTCTCAACGAATACCACTTCTTGAGAAAGGTTATCAACTTCATAATATCGGTTGCCTTCGGTGTCATACACAGAAATGATTTGAGATATATTTGATGCCCCAACACGAACTTTTTTGAAGCGCTCAAAAGCAGAATTCAGAAGGTCAACAGTTGCAATATTCAATACACCAGATTGAACTTGACCGAAGTTACGAACAGCAAAATAAGTTGTTGCTCCAGTTGAAGAGTCGAATCTAGCTGCTACGATATCCGATGATGCATCCGCAAAGTCCACATCTTCTGAGAGTATGAAGTTACCTCCGTCTGATGTTGAGAACGAAGTCCCTGCTTTCAATATTGGAAGATAAGTTTGATCAGGTGCTGTGCCGTCGGTATTAGCGGGGCACAAAATGAATAGAGAAACAGTTCCAAATGATGATGGGGTTCCTGCAAACTTGTATCCCAATGCTCTCGCATGCTTTCTGATATTATCAAATTCAAGCGAAGTATCTAGGAAGCTTTCATTTACATGATAGTCCAGATAATATGATAAAATGTCACCTGTATATGCTACGGTGTCTAATACAAGAGATCCAAAAGAAGCCGCTGAGAAGTCTCTGTATCCATCCGGATAGTATCTCTTTGCGTATTCAACCAAGTCTTGTTTGATGCTCTCAAAGTCTCTGCTTGTGTATTTAACTGCTATGTTCTTATTTTTTGGCATGCACAACCCTCTTAACTACAATAAGTAGTTTTGCTTGTTATTTTAAAGTGAGTTGTTATTAACTTCACTGACTGTCAAGTTAAATACTGTTGAGGTGCCTGAGTTATCAACTGAATAGCGGATCTTAACATTCAACATATTATCAAATTGAGAGCCACCGATCTCCAACTCTTGTATTGTTATATAAGGCACATATGTGCGAACTTGAGACAAGATGTTCTCGCGGAGAGGAGGAAGGTTACCAAACCCTCTATCGATTGTTGTCTCGTTCTCAAAAAGATAGTTTCTCATTCCAACACCAAAATTTGGAAACATAATTCGTTCTCCGGGTGATGTCAAGAGAACCATTTTAAGATTTTGATCTACAACCTTTGTTAGATCTGTAAGAGCGAGTTCTGAGTATGCTCCTGTCTCTTCATTAATCTGCAATGGAAATTGCGGTGCTAGTCTTGTTGGTATAGCCATCTTAAAATCCTCCTGTCTTAAATAACTTGCCGAAATTATTTTGACACTCATTCCCATCTTTACCAAATGGCGAGTCTCTTCTTATACGTCTTTGAATGTCCCACGAAAATTCCCCTACGTTTACGAATTTAAGTTTATCAAGGATACTTCTTTGAGCTAGCTGAACAAGATCTAAATTATCGTCTTCTTCATTAGGTGGGTCTCGGTCATTGTTCTTATAGTAGGAAACGAATAGCTTGCGAGCCTCTTTCTTAGAATCATTGAAGATTTTGCCTAAGTTGCTTAGTGATATTGGATTATTCTCATCTCCGGGATCTCGCTCAGTCTCATCTCCGAGAGATGTTAGGAAGTTTATATATGAGTATATCATATATATCGATGGTACTTTCTTGATTTGAAGGACATTATCAAACAGATGCTTGAAGTTTGTGGTCTCAACCAGTTTGTCGATGTAGCACTTGAGGTCTTGATCCAAATTAGCATCAGAGTCCAACAATTCTTGCATTTTTGCATCTATAATATCTTGTTCGAAAGAGGCTATAGGGAAGGAGTACTTGGATGCTTGGAGTGTTTTTTGCCCCGAATCTGTTTGAAATACCGCAGGGTTTTGAACAAAACTACGTTGACTGCGAGGGTACTCATCTATGGACAAGTTAAGTTCGGTTCCTTGTGGTGGGATGTAACAGAGACGAACGCCATATTTGATACCAATAGAACCCTCATATTCCTCACCGTTTTCACTTAGAACAGCGTCTCCGAAGAAGTCGGATACATTACTATCCGGAGTGAAGACAAAGCGGTTTTGGCTCAAAAAGTTCTTGAATTCGGCAATACTTTGAATGCCTGAGATGGGACTTAGAAGCTGTGGTCTTGTGTTCTCTTTTGGTTGAGATACAATATATTTCTCTAGATAGAAGCCACCTCGCTCTTTGATCTCTTCGAACCTTTCATCGGAGATCGTTGTTCCATTGAGGGCATGAACCATATCGGCTCTTGCACAGTCAACAATATCACCATATGGGAAATTACCAACACCGCCTCCAATAGGCACCTCATTGTCATATACACCGGCTTCTATCTGCTTTCCGAGAAGTATATGAGACCCTCCAATAAAGAATTTGGTAATGTCGTAGATATATGGTCTCGGCTCAAGCTCTTCATTGAACTTCTTTGTATAGAGAGCTAATTCTTCTTTGACAATGTATTTGAGAAGTTTTTTCATTTCACTGACAACAGAATCTAGGGTATATACCTTTGAAGCAAGACGTGCTGCTTCAAGGCTTATAAGTTCTGGAATGAATGTTACGCTCTCAAAAAATGATAACAAATCAAAACCCTCGCCTTTACCTGATAATATGGCGCATCCTTGTTTTACAACATCAAGCATTTCATCAACTTCTTGATTATATAATTCAAATTGCTCTTGAGACAATGTAGATATCAAGTGATTTATAAATGGCTCAAGTTTATGAGTTTTCATTTTAAAGAGATCACTGCTGCTAATCGCTACGTAATTCTCTTGGGCTGTGTTGCATATTCGAAGTATACTGTCTATCTCTTCGTTTGTTTCCATTGCACCATCTGCAACTCTACGCTGAACAATTTGAACGACTTGCTCCAAGAATAGAAGAGCATACGTATAACCTTCGTATGTTGATGCGAATATCGCTGTCTCGTTGAGGAGAGCTTTGTATATTTTCTCTGAAATATATTCTAACATTGTATTATCAAAGTTCTTATCCATATGAAGGTATATGTTTGAGAATATCGGGAAAGAGCGAATCAAGAAGTCACTGAGATGGACTCTGGTCGTTGCTCTCACAATACCTTCTAAGGTTGCTAATGTATCTGAATTTGCTATTTTATCAAACGGCAATTCTGTTGTACACTCTGGGGCATACGGCAATAACTCATGGTTTTGAATCTTCTGCTTGTTCTTATTGATATCTTGAATCAAAGTATCAAGCATTAAGAAATTTGAGTTCTTAGGATCGCAACCGGTTGGGTTCGGCATTATAATCTGTGAAAATTGAAGCCAACCTTTGTGCTCTGCTTCTGCAATGTAGATTTGAGGCTTGAGATATGTACCACCATATTTCGCTGGGTCTAAGAAATGAACTCGTGGATTGTTTGTCTTCGATCTTCCGAGAACTTTATCTTCTTCCGTGAAAAAGTCTTCATATGGTTCTTCGCCATTTGGCCCAACATATACAAGGTCTGAGTCTTCAAGTATAGGAGTGTCCCCATTACCATATAGAAAACCTTCTGATATTTGTCCTTCTCGTCTCTTCGTAAATGTCTTTGGAAGCTTATCGTATACATCGGCGTTCATACCTTCAAATATCTTAGCGCTATCAAAGTTAATGAGACCATAATTATCCCAGATTGCCTGCAACATTTTATCAAGCGTTTCTGCTGCAAATGGGTTTGTGAATGATACCGCACCTTGATCTGGTTGATATTCTTCTTGCACCTCTAACATGTTGTCTGTTAAAATGGTAATGTTGTTTTCTGGATCTGTAAATTCTATCTTACCATCCGGATCAAATGTATCATTGATGATAAGTTTACTAGTGAAGTTTTGGATATACTCTTTCTCATTTGTATAGTGAATAGTGTAGTCTTTACCGACTTGATAATCGGAAGGTAATTTATCAATATATTCTTTTAGTTGAATACCAACTGTCTCTGGTAACTCCATATTTGCGCCACCAAAGAAGAAACTGAGAACGGGATTGTTTTTAATTGCTACATGGTAGTTGATGGTGTTGTTTTTGTTGTTACTCAATATCACACTCAAAACACCGGGTGTATTGCCTCCAATACCAAAAAAAGAACTGAAGAAATTGGCTTCAATGGTGTCATCAATAAATGCTCTCTCAAGTCTCTTGAAGATACCGGTTATAGCATTTGAAATAGTTGTCTGTTGATTCTGCGGTAAGTCTGAAAAACTTGGCACCACATTACCACAATTAGGATCAAAAGCATTGTCTATAGCATCTTGTAATAATCCTTCAGGTCCATTTAACAACAAATTAGCAGCATCAGATAAATCTCTTTTTGCCTTTTCATCTTGCTTATTAACAAACTCTCGTCCCAAAGCAGGATCAGAGAAAGCGGCTTGACGCTCTTGGTCCCACAAGTCTTTTTCTTCTTTTGTTAAACAAATACTTGTCTCAACTGGGAAATCTTCTAATGGGGTCGATGCCTTATCTTGGAGAGCAGCACGTTGAGCGGGTGTTAAGAAATTACCCATGGTTTGGAAGTATTGAGCAACAGAATTTGGATCTCCGAATACATCTGCGAACTGTGGGAGAACATTTGATACCAATGTTGATATATTCGCCAAAAAACCACTTGTCGGCTCTCCAATCATGGCCAACTCAATCTCTCTTTTGGTTGCTGCGATAGATAATACACGCGCCAGGTCTTGATATGCATCATTTCCACGACCTGCGGCTCCTCCTGATGAGAGTATTTGCTCATTAAGTTTATTTCGTTGGTCGTTTGTTTTAGGGTCTGGGCATAATGTATCTCTAAGGAAGCCTTCCCAGCCGCCGCCATCTATTAGGTTCCCCACTAGGTTACCGGCAAGTTTACAATAGTCAGCATTTAGTAGTTGAGTCGTCTTCATCATGAGAGCAATAATAACACGAGAAAAAACCTCCCTAAGAGATACATAGAATGCATCTGTCAACTGTTCAACCCAATTGAAACTTGTTGGTGTTTCTTGGACTTTTGGCAAAGAGACTCTTGTTTTCTCTCCGCCGCATGGGTCAAATGTTAGCGTAGATAAGAAAGACTCAATGGGTGGATACACAAGAGGGTCTGATGGACACTTGAAACGAGATACAAGTTTACCTAAGAGGTCTGCACCCGGTATGTTCTCAATGGCTCGTTGAAGTTCACCGATAGATGCTGATTTCATTATTTCATCGATATAAGCTTGAATTAACGCTTGTTGAACATTACCAAGAGCCTTGCCGAGAGTTCCTTGTTGAATCTTGTCGCTTGGAGTTGTTGCGACTATTGCAGTTCTTTCTTTTTGTTTATCAATGACTTCTTGCTGTTCTTCCTCTGAGAGGTTTGTAAAGTTATAATAATCTTGGATATCCTCAACTGTGGTATCTGCTTCGTGCTTCTTTTTTTGTAATATCTCTAGTTCTGCTTGTAATACTTCAATTTCATTTTTAAGATCATCACTCAATATTCTTTCTGTTACTTGCTTTAAGTTTGTTTGAACTACAATTAAACTTTTACCTTGCTCTGTTAGTTTGGGCGCAAGGTTTTCTCTTATGTTTGTTCTAAGAATAGAAATGTCTCTGTCTGCTTGCTCAACTAGTGCTGGAGTTGCTCCATCTTCTGGTGCTGTTGTCCAATCATATGAAGAACGAAACTGTTCAAGCTCTTGTATTTTCAACTCTTCACGTTCTATTAGAGAGTTAATAAACTCAATATTGTTTTCTATCTGCTTTATCTCATCTTGTAATGCCTTGCTTTGCTGATTAAGACTACTCAAGTAGGTCTCGTAATAATTAACATCGTTTAGAACATCTATCTTGCGGTTTATTTCGTCTATTTGTGTCTGTATGGAAGCAGATTGCTCTTCAGCATTTCTTTTGTTTTTGTCGTTTTTGCTTTTATCTTTCTTTTCATTGATGTTTTTTACTGTCTGTCTATCAACAGCTTTCCCCAGAGAGCCGCCTTGCCACCCTGGGTCCCATGGAAAAGGTATATCCTTAAACTGTTTCTCAACTTCTTTTCGTATCTTTGCTTGTTTATTTGCTGGAAGTGTTTGCATGATGATTTCCAATGCTTCTTCTCCAACAGATGAGATAATCTGCTTTATCAAGGCATAATAAACTTCATCTAGTGTTAGAAAAGCAGAGATACATTTCAATACTGCCGATAAGTTTCCTTTAAAATCACAAGGGTTGAGAGCCTTTACAAAATCTCCTGCTGCCTTGCCTGCATTATCCCCTATCTCTTGTGGAGTTGGAAACTCTATTTTCTTGGAGCCTGTAACTAGTTGACCCGCAGCATTCCAACCTTGCTTTATTTTTTTGCCGACTTGTTCAAGCTGTTCAGTTCTCTCCTTCCATGCAAGTTTAAGTCCATCAAGTTGCCTTAATGAATCTGGAGAGCCTGAGAAGAAATCTTGTATCTCGGCATTTTGAGCTAACATTTCCTCTTTGGTCTTACATTTGTTTTGATTGAACTTATATTGAATAGAATTGAACAAGTCCATTGTCTCATCAAGAATGAAGTCTGATAAGTCATTCAGATTAAGTTTGATGCAACTATCATCTTCTAAATTACCTGAACTTCCGTAATTAACTGCTAGTTGAGGATATGTATTCTCTATAATGAAGTCAAGCCATGGAGGGGTCTTGTTGTTTTGAAGTACTCTAGAAATATTGTTGATATTCGAAAAATAACCAAGCATTGTCTGGTCTTTCTTTGTCTTCTCAATGAATGAATTGAGACCTTTCTTACACTCAATATAAGGGCAATTCTTCTTTCTAGCTCTCACATTCTTGATAGTAAATGGATTACTTTCATCTGACTTATCAAAGGATACTTCAACTTCGTATGCAATATTTCGTGACTTAGTGCCCAAGTCTAGAAAGCCTCTGAGGTCAAAACCGTTCTTATTCAATAGAGAGTCAAGTCTGTCAACAAATTTCTTTATCCTCTCTTCTGGATAGAACCTTATGTAGAAAGGGTTTCCAGTCTCTTCAAAATACAATGAGCCATTTTCTTCTCTATAGAAATAAGACTGAAATGTTTTGAATGAATTCATAGCTGATTTAAAGAGACCAATAGCTCTCATAAACTCTGGTGGTTTAATAACAATCTGTTCTGTAGACGTATCCAGAGAACCAAGATCTGGAGCGTCTGGTACAGCATCAAAACGATATGCCGGTATTCCAATAAGAACCACAAGCATTTTTTGGCTTGTAATAAATGTATAGTCTTGAACCCTCGCTACGAGTTCCAAAGCGTTTCCATTCTTGATCTCAGGTATTGCATTAAAAATTAGAGGATCAATAGATATGGTTTCAAATCTTTCTGGGACAGGCTCTTCTGTTATCTGATCTTCTCTGATGACATATTGTTCATAATCCAGACCAAATATAGCCTTACAAGTCTCGCCTTCATTTTGAGGCGGAGATGCGCACACTATTTCATCGGTCTCAAGTTTATTATAGAAACGCAACATCTTTCGAATGCCCGGCCTTATATATGTCTTCAACAGGGTATTGAGGTTATATGGAGACTCCATAATATTCGTAAATATTCTGCTACGAGGATCTCTTGGACTAAAGTCTTGGCCATCATGATATATGTCTCCGAAGAGGTTTATTGATACTCTAACTTGGTATTCACACTTCTTCTCGTTGAGATAAGGTTCATCCGTTAGAGTCCAATCTGGTTCAATATAATTTTCATTTGGTATGCACGTAGGACATATCTTGTCCTCTGCTTCTTCTTCTAGAACCTCTTCTGGTTCTTTATAACATACTTCTTCTTGTAGATTTTTAAATTTTGATTCTGCCATTGTTATCTCACGTTGTATATACCGAGTCACTTAGAATATGCTCGCTACCAGGTATTAAGTCTGAATCTAAGTAATTGATTGTTTGTATTATTGAATTGAGAGACAATCCAAGAGCCTCAGATAAATTCGTTATACTATCTTGAGTAAACTTAGAAAAAGGTGGTGAACCTGCTGTTATTATTGCTAAAGCGCCGTTTATAATTGTTAGCTGAGTATTGATATCAACCAACTGTTTATAAACTTTTCTATTAACTTCTTGTTGCCCTTTAAGATATTCAATAAGCCTATTACCTAAAACCATAGGATGGAGTTCTTGGTTTCCAACCTGCAGTTCAATAACTTGGCCTTCAAGTCTTTCGCCTAAACAGTTTGTTTCTCCAACACCTCTCTCAAAACCTTCGAAGTTTCCACGACCACAATAGATTCTAACCTTCTCTCGGCCAATTAGTCTCACATGGTCTGCTTTTGCTGCAACTGCTGACTTATTAATAGACACTGGCCCGCCAGATGGTTTGAGGCCAAAATACATATCAATATCTTCAGCTTTTTGAGTTATATAAACTCTTGCTGCGTCTGAATGGAACATTGGGTCAACGTATTCTATGCCGGCTAATGGTTCTTTATTTTTTTTTCTATTATTTGCCATAGTGAGTTGACCACGACCAGCGACCAAGTCAATCATACCACATTCAACTGAACCTGCTCCTCCGTGGCCGCTTGCCCAAGAAGAGTTTCTATCTCTACCAAATACCAAAAACGCATTATGATTACCGGAACGAATTTTTTCACAAGGAGCTTTATTAAATCCCGGAATCTTCTCGTCTGAGTTTGAGCAGAAAAATCTTCCAACACCTTTTTCCAATTCTTCTTCTGTGAACTGGTTCATGGCGTTTTCTCTATTTATTGTTTTATTTAAGTATTCTTTTGTTGGCATATATTATCCCCATATCTCGTTTATCTTTATCCACTGAATGTGCCATGCTTCTTCAGTTCCTTTTCCATCACGGAGTGTCTCAGGGCTTTCAAAACCAAAACGAGGAGCGTTTTCAAGCATCCATTGATATGTTTCAGATTCAAATCCTTTTTTACCATCATGAACAGTGTTAAAGTCAAATGCAAGACCCCATCCGTGATTTGAAGTACCAGGCTTTGCTGCTTCTGTTCTTTTCTTACTTGCTGCTTCTGGATCTGATATAGACTCCGCTTCTTTCAGTTTTTTATTTTTCATCTCTATTTGTCTATTGAAAGTTCTGTATGAATCGGTTAGCTGGAGTTTTTTATTAAACCTTTGCTCAAAAGCTTGGGCAAGTCTGTCAAAATCATTTATAACATCTCTCAAAAGCAAAGCAGGGTATCCTGTTGTCGATGAGGATTGCATCACTAATTCTTGAGGCAATAAACCATTGCTTAATTTTTTACCTTTGTAAGTCCCCACAGAACCTTTATACACTTTCTTTATAGGGTAATGTGTCTTGCCGTCTGATGTTTTATATGTGCCTATGTTCTCTTCAGTAGACTCCTTGACGTATTTGGCTTGCTCTGCTCTCAAGTTCTTCAGAACACCGGAAGAAGTTTCTGTTGTTGGTTCATACGGCTTATAGTCACCTCGCTTAAATGCTATTTGGGCAGAAGACGGCTTTTTTGTCGTTGCTGTTTTAGCATCTAAAGTGGACCCAACATATAAACACTCATAGTTAATTCCATGTCTAGCTGAGAGACTACGAACACTTCTAGGTCTATAAGTGAGACCTCTAAGTCTACCAGATGATTGCGGACCATCTCTAAAGAAACATTCAACAACTCTTGCATCATTGATATTAACATCTGTTTCTGCATCAGTAGCGTCTATCTTTGGAGTATTGATATCCGGATATGCAATTGGATGTAGACTTAAAAGTCTTTTTCTTGTCTCAACATCTTCAAAGTCACAAGGCTCTGGAATGATGAGGTCGTATATATCAAGAGGTCTAACCCTAACTGCTCGTTGGCCATCAAAGATGATTGGTTTGCCGATATCTTCCGGTAAAATAACAGCTTCAAAGACTGTCTTGCCTGCGAGACTATTAAAGAAAGTCTGTGCTACTGCTTTAAGATTCATTTCCTTTTGCATAGCATAATAAGACTTTGGGTCTGATAGGGCATTAAACAACGCCGTAAATAAACCGGTGGCCATTAGTCGTCCTCTTTTTTGATCATTGAATAAATATCTTCCATATCGTTCTCCGTAAGTCCATCAGACTTTTCGTTCTTCGACATGAGAGTTGCTATTTTAACTATTTGTTCGTTTGATCTTTGAAGTGTCTCAACATATTTTGCTAACGTCATACCGATTTGCTGGTGACGTGCTTCATCTTTTGCAACAAATTTGATAGCATCGTCAAGGAGTTCGCGTGTAATCTTGCGGTCTTCTCGGATGTTATCAAGTGCTTCTTTTAGGTGATCATCTACTTTTTTACTCATATAATAAATAGCCTCAATCAAATATTTACGTTATCCCAGTCTGTTTTGAATAGGTGATATTTTTTTCTAAACTTATTCAATTGCGTTACAATTTGCTTTGTATTCATACCGGTTATCTCTCGGAGGTATAAGTAAATTGCTTTCTTATTGAATATCTCAATCTCTTCAACAGAATTAAGGAGGATACGGATAGCTTCATAAACCTTACGTTCATTCTCGTTCATATCGTTGGTTCCCCAACCATCCATCTCAAGTTCTAGGTGTTCCCAGAATTCTCTCTTTTCTCGTTCTTGTTCGTGTGTATCGTAATAAACTATTTGTTCAAATGTCAATTCTTTAAGCGCGTCATCATAATCAACTTCACGCTTTGCTCGTTTTGCTCTCTGTTTTACCTTGTGGATAAACCAGTTCTTGGTAATCACACTAAAATAGGAAAAAGCCTTAGATTTCTTAGAAACATCGTATTTTCCTAGTATAGTGGTAAGCCATATCTTACAATCTTCTCTCAACTCATCAATGTTTGGGAGAGTTGTGAATTTATATGTGAATACAATCTTATCAACCATTTCACTGAAAGCTGGTTGGATAAGTTCTACATATAATTTGGTTTTTTCTCTACGACAGTTCGAAGCAGCGTATTTAAGAATCGCGTCTTCGTGAACCTGCGTAAAATACATTCTCTTGTTGGATTTGCGTCTGGGCATTAAGTTCTTCCTCTTGTTCTTCAGGTGCATCTTCTTCCACGGACTCAAACTCTTCTAGAAAGAATTCTTTATCTTCGAAATCTTCTAGAAGAGCCGATATAGATCTTGTGTGATCTAAAAGGTGTTGTAATGTTTCATCCCCATAAAACATTTCCATTTGATAGACGGACTTAAGATGCTGCTGATAATTAGCAATTATATCGGAAACGTCCCCGATATTCTGATAAATGAATGTCAGACGCTGTGTTAGGCTTCGTAAATACCAAAACATGACACCATTGAAGATCAATGATCCCACTAAAACTGTTATTAATATTACGAAACTACTCATTGTATTCAACTCTCACTTTTTTTTCTTCTTGTAAAATTCTCTTGTTTTCTTCGATATATTCTTTAACAAGAGAACCGGTTTTTTTCTCACCTTGTTCTTGCTTTCTCACAATGTTGGTGAGTTGAGGTATGCGGGTCAAAACTCCTTCATTATCACAAACTTTACAGTCTGTAAGGCGTTCCGTCATACCGTGCCTTACCTCTATCTCACTTTCACATTCCGAGCATTTATAGCAGTATTTAGGCACTATAATGGCCCATCAATTTCTGTTATAACTTTTGACTTTTGCTCTGGTGCTTTTACGGTTGGTGGGTTTACCACAACCAATTCCCCTGCATCATCAATTTGAACATTGAAGTTTTTGAGAACAGGTACAATATCTGTTTGCTCCATAAGAGACTTTTGTAGTGCCATCATGATTGCTCCGACAGCTTGGTTTGATAATTTATGATCTTTCATTATTGCTCCATATTTTAATATTAGTATAACACGTTATCGGTTGCTTGTCAAGTTTTTTTTAAAACATTTTTCCAAACCTTCTTCAATGGTTACCTTTGGTTCCCATCCTAACTTCCGAAGTTCCGATATATCAGCCAATGTATCCTTGACATCTCCTAATCTTTCGGGTGCATGGTTCCAAATAACGTCATAGTTTTGATCAATAAAGTGCTTTATATGATTAAGTGATACCGAAGTACCCGAACCAACGTTAAACCCTTTTCCGTTAAAATTTTCTTCATAATTCATACAAAATATATTAGCCGAGACGATATCGTCAACATGGACAAGGTCTCTTGTTTGTTCTCCGTCTCCATCAATGCGAAGGGATTTTCCTTGCCTAATCATTTCCATCCAAGCGCAAATAGCTGTTGAATAAGAACCACCATATTCTTGATCTTCTGAATAGGCATTGTAATATCGGAGACATACTGTATCAAGACCATAGAGTTCTGAATATAAACGACATTCCATTTCGTTCATTAACTTATGGAGACCATATGGTGATTTGGGGACTCCATCTCCGTTACCATGAACTGCTGAAGATGAAGAGAATATCACTCGCTTAACTCCATGGTCTTTCGCCCACTCTAAAAGAACAGATGTTACAAGGACATTTTGTTTCATTGTGTACGCTGGCTTCTCAACTGAATAACCAACACGAGGACAAGCAGCAAGATGAAACACATAATCAAATGATTCATCTGGTAGACAATGGAGAATATCCTCTCCGTCTTTGAGGTCGATACCATGGACGTTATGATTTTGTTTTTTAAGTTCGGAGAATACGTGACTTCCGATGTAACCTTTGTGGCCTGTTACTAATATTTTCATTTTATTTTCTCCATAAACTTCATTGTATCTTTCCAATTTTCAAATCGATATCCTTTATCATCTATATAAATTAAAGCATGAGGTTTCCCCCAAGATACTTCTTTAATAAATTTATCAATCTTGTTTTCTTTTAACCATTCCCATATAAGCTGCTTTCCACTCTTTTCTTTTACCAAAGGACGTTCTGGGTGGCATTTGCAACTATAGATGACTATTTCATATCCCATGCCATAAAGAGTTTTTATAGATTCTATAGAATCAGAAATTGCTTCTCCATAAATGGTACCATCATGATAGCCTAAGAAATGATTGTGAATTACTCCATCAAAATCTATAGCTATGGTTTTTTGTTCTGCTTTCGTGAATCGATTTACATACTTCATACTAACTGCTTCTATCTTTAATAGCAGATACTCTATTATTTGCTGCTGTTATACCGATATTGTAATTAATATTTGTTCTTTTTAGAAACTGAACTTCAATACTAAAGGCTTCTTCTAATTGTTTTGATATTTTTTTATACTCCGAAGATGCTTCCATTATGACTTTTCTAGTCTCATATCTATCCAAAAGCATTTTTTTGTGCATATCGATAACACAAGAGATACTGTTGGCATTAACAGATCCACCCATTGTTGTATTTAGATTATATTTTTTTGCCACAGTCAATGCTTTTTCTACTTGTTCCATAACAATATCTGAGTCTACCATACTTTTTGGTAAGCCCATTGATAATGCTAAATCTGTTCTTCCAACAACAATGCCATTTATATGTTTATGATTTTCTTTTAAAATATCTTCAACATTATTAACAGCAGTTATTGTTTCGATATTTATATTTCGCTCATGGATGAAATCAGCCCATGGGTCAGTAGCCGTTATAAATTTTTTTGCTGCGAATTCGCTCTCTATCATGGGGGCTACAATGCACTTAGCGCCATAATTAATAGATCTTTCTATATCAGACTTTGCTTCGCAACCTCCAATTTTAAAGGCTAGGTTTATATTTTTTGATTTTGACAAAGATGATAAGATTTGAACTTCAAAGTCTCTAAGGCCTTCATCTTCATATGACCCTTTTAAAAATAATATACTCATTCAATATTCTCCATTTTATTTTTTAAAAATTCTAGTTGCCACTTATCATCGACTTCCATACAAGTTTTCTGAATATATGGATATATATTATTCCCTAACCACTTATATGGTAATTTTCCTGTATTAGAAAAAATGTTTTTTCTTCTAGTTAGCCAGAATGATCCGTTAAAGAAATATATATCTCCGGCACTTTTTTTATCGTTTATCAGGTTATTGTTTTTATTTGCTATGATTTGCTTCTCTTCTAAAAAAGTTTCTATTTTATTATCTACTATCTTCATAGCTCTGAATGGGTTGAACATGTTAAATTTGGAAACACTTTCTACACTATCATACTGTGGGTTGTTTTGCAGAATATCTATACTTTTTTCTATATCATCAGCCGACATACCACAAGAATTTCCTAATAAAATTAAAACATAGTCTACCTCTCTATTCAAAGATTCTTCTATAGCTTTTATTCCGTGTTTCATAGTCTCTTTGTGTGAAGAATTATCTTCACAAAGAAAAGCAGGTCTATCAATAATTTGTACTTTATCTGGGAAGTCATATTTTTTTATAAATTGACAGTCTGTACTTATAAACACTTTTTCTACTGAGTTTGTTTTTAAACATTCCAAAATATTATGGTAAAACAATGGATATCCATCGACTTCAGTTATATTTTTATTTGGAACAGACTTGCTTCCTGCTCTTGCTGTTTGTAGCGCTACTATCTTCATAAATCTAAAGACTCCTTTATGAAGTTGTCACATGTTATTTTTCTTTCTTTATAAATTTTTCGAAAAAAAATGATTTGTTTATCAATGTCATGATTTTGCACCCTAGAAAACAATTCTCTTACTTGTTTTTCTGATATGCTACTGATTCCGTATTCATTCATATAACCCCCTTTAAAGAAGGTTATCCCACTTATATGTACTTGTTCAGGATTATATTCTAGACAATCTAGAATAGCAGTAAAACCAGTGTTCGGAATAGTATTTCTGCATTCTTTCACATAATTCGTATACTTATGTGGATCCACAACAGAATAGTCTAAGCGATTTCTATTTAGTTCTTCAAAAGTCTTTATATTAGCCAACCAAGATGGTTTGATTCCTGGAGGGGAAATTCTTAGATGTTTGATTTCTTTTTTAATCCAAAAATCGATTTTTCTATGGTTTGTATTTGTTGAAGGATCTACAGCCACAGTCGCATGCACAATATCTGTTTTTTCTCCAACAATATGCGGAATTTTTTCAACCAAGTCAATGCTTGAGTTTACTCTAATAATTGTGTCGAATTCATCAATCTTGTCAGCAATTGGGTTTTGTTTTAAATAGGAAGCAGGTCCAATAATAATGATTTTTTTGTTTTCTATGAAATCTTTAAATATCTTCATTTTTAAAAACTCCCATAATACTCATGTTTTCTAGAAAAAACATCTCTTCTATAGACCAATTTGTGAATTTTTGCACAACATTTCTCAAAGTATAGGGGCTAAACCAGCAATTATGATCCGGATGTACAATTTCATGAAATTGTTTTGAATTCAAGTACTTAAAATGGTTCGAATAACACAAATAAGCATCCGGTACCGTTATTATTACTTTTTTACATTTCACGCGTGATAAGTTGCTCAAAAACAGACCTATGTTATCAACATGTTCTAGGACTTCCGGTATTAACATAATATCAAATTGTTTATCAGCAATTTGATTTAAATCATCGTATAATTCTTTATGATTTAGAAGCTTGGACATTTCTTCAAAATTATCTGAGTTGGTATCCAGACCGACTAACTCACTGCATACTTTGTCTAGATTCATATGAAGGTTTCTAGAATAATTTGTCACGGGCCAATCCATGCACCCAACATGTAGAACGCTTTTATCTTTACACATTTCAGGCAAAACAAAGATTCGATGATTTGAAATAAATTTATAATTTACTTCTGTTATTTGATGGTAGAAGCTCATTGTTCTTTTCCTTTTATTAAGTTATAATATTTTAAGCAAACTTTTTCTGTTGAAAAGAAATCTTCCCAATCTTTTCTACTATTTTTACCCTCAACATGTTTTATCGATTCTTCTAGAAGAGTTGTTGTGATATCAAAATTACTTAGGACTTTTCCTCCGCCTAGTGAACCAAAAACGCCCGGCACTCCACCGCAAGGTGTCGAAATCCACGGTAAACCTGCGGACATAGCTTCTATTAAAACCAAAGGCAAACCCTCTGATAATGAGGGCATAAAATAAACATCAGAAATCAACAACAATTTATTGATTACGCCTTTGTTATTTGTTCCCTTTATTAACTTTATATTTTTTTGTAAATTATTTTTTTTAATATAATTGTTGCACTCTATAAGATGCGATTTTTCTTCTGCGTTCTCGCAAGATCCTAGTAATACTAACGTATAATCTTTTTTTAATTGTGACTGTGCATATGCTTTTATAAGAGCAATTTGGTTTTTTCTAGGATGCCAACGGCCATGATTAAAAATGATTTTATTGTTTATTCCAATTAATTGTTTAGAGATTTTGTCTTCGATCTCTCCATTTTTAACATCCCAACTGAAATTGGGAATGTGGGTATACTTAATACCATTTTCGTTCAAAAACTTATTAACAGGAGCATCTAGGCAGAAAGAAACAACATGTGTGAAGTTTTTTATTTTTTCAACTCTAGATTTCAAATCTGCTATCCTGCCTTCATGAACCCATCTATAAACATTCTCATCTAGGTTTAAAATCAAAATAGAATTGTTTATTTGTTTTAAATCTATGGTGCTCAATGGGGAGGAAAAAAGATCAGCAAAAACAAACACAGCATCATAGTGTTTTTCAGATATAATATTTGTTTTTGTAAAATCCATTCTTTGTATTTCGTTGATAACATACCCAAGATCTCCTCGTGAGGAATCAGGTGATGTTAAAATCTCGATCTCATGACCTTGATCTCGAAACCACTCAGCAATACCTTTGCATAACATTTGAGTTCCGCCAATCGATGGATAATAAAAATCAGAAACAAAGCCTAATTTCATAGCATTGCCTCCAAATCGATAAGTTGTTCAACAGGGTCCGCTTCAATGACTTTATCACAAAACAGTTTATGAAGTTTTTCATCAGAGAACTTATCATTAACCAAAGTCTTAAGTTCTTCGGCTCGTTCTTTCATTTTATCATAGCTTTTATATGCTTTTCGCAATGCCATTTTGTAAGAGCCTTGGTCGGCATATGCCCACATTGAATCTTTTTCCAATACACCGTTCCATACAGCATATTGTTGAATTGGCTGGAGACTATAGTCGACACTGTTGAAGTAATCTTTACCATTATGATGTAGAAAGTCAAGTTGACCAGACCAACCAATTGTTGTAATTGGAAGTCCTTCGCGAGCAGCTTCAAATAATGGCAGACCGAAACCTTCACCATGAGCAATGTTAATCATACCTTTAATCTTATCATTATTATAGAGGCCAGTCATTTGACCAGATGTAAGGTCTCCATGCAACAAGTACACAGAACACTTTCTATCTTTGTATTCTCCGAGCATTTGCTTCATTCGCTTTTGAAGATGCTCCCAATCCATAACAGAGTTGGATGCAATATTGGTCTTGATAACAAGTCCAACCTCTTGATCGATAAACTCTTCAACAAACCACTTCAACATATTATCGAAGTTCTTGCGAGGAGAGATTTGAGATACAGCAAGGAAGTTGAAATCATGCTTAAGTTCCAAGCCTTTGATCTCTTCAGGTTCGTGACGCTCTGTATTTTCCCATACAACATCAACAGGAACATTAATTTTATAAGGAACTTTCTCTCCAGTCTGTTGATTGATTGCTTCCGCTACTGTATCGACAAGCGATGTCTTTGCATGGTTAGAAACAACCAATACTTTATCCATTTCATTACACTTTGGTAACCACTGAGGAGAACACTTGTGCGTCTCAATACCAGCAGTATAACCAATGTTGATTGGAGCAATCTTTTGGAATTCATTTGGAATTGTTATTTGTAAAGACATGTCAACTTGAAGTTGCTTTCGTTGAATAAGAACTTGAGTTAATGTGATTCTCTCATCCATCCATGTTCTAAACTCCGACTGTTCCCATACCCAGCCGGTCTTTCCCCAAGCAATGGGGAGAATATAAATATCAAACTCATCTTCTTGAGATTTCAATGCTCTCAAAGCAAAGCGAGCCTGTTCGCCATATCCTGATTGTGAAAGGACAGGGCCTCTTACTAAAATTTTCTTTTTCATTACGCTACCTCCACAAATCGAACGCCATTGTAATTCTTTCTATTTTCCCATGAGCCTTCTTCTTCATGAATCTTATCCATAAAGTCAACCCACGTATTATTGAAAGTTTCGAAGTTATAATTCGTTTCAACATGCTTGCGGCCAGCCATACCCATCTTACGTCTTTCAACGGCTCCCATGTCGTAAATCTTCGACAATGCGGAAAGAAAATGGTCTTTGTTGAGACGGTCTTCGTAAATATAAGGAACATCTTGGGACCCGATGATAGACTTTGAGGAGGGGAGGAGGGGGACTCCAAACATTTCTGCTCCGGAGATAACCTGTTCTTGTAGACCGCCCGTCATGTTAACAATAATTGGGGTTCCGCAAGAGAGGGATTCAAGTGTTGCAAGACCAAAGCCTTCAGCATCTGAAATATTAATAGTACAGTCAGCCATGTTATACATAGCAGCTAAATGTTCCGGGGGGAGCTTCTTGGTTGAAAGGAGTACTTGTCTATCATCAAGTCCCAGATGTTCGATAATGTGTGTGAGATCTTGACCGTGAGGGTCTTTGGGGTCTGTGTGCATAAGGAGTTGTGCTTTGTCGTGGAGTCCACGTTTATCAAGCCACTCTTTAAACCAGAATATCAAAGTACCAGATTGCTTTCTTCGGGCGTTTCTATTATTCCAGAAGAAAATAACCTTGTCTCGGTCAGACTCAGGTAAACTGTCTTTTCGTATATTCTCAATCTGTTCTGGAGTGTAAGGCTTGAACACCTTCTCATTGACAGCATGAGGAATATATTTTCGTCTTACTTCAGGTGCTGCTTGTCTTACAATATCATCTGTTAGTTTTGAGATAGTTGCAACAGCATCGTTAGAAATATAGAATTTTCGGTTGAACATTGGCACAGGATAGTTATCCCATACATGATAATAAACCATAGGCATGAGAGGGCGAATCTCATTTTCAATTTGCCATAACCAACCCCAGAAACGTGGATCAGTCATAAACCAGAGAATATCTGGTCTTTCGGTTCGGATAACGGAACGAATCATTTCTTGTGTTCCATATCCATCGACAGGAATAATTTTCCAGTCTTCTCCATAAGGTTCAACTTTCTTAGGAGAATAGTCGTTGTGTTTGATTGCGCCTCCTAGGGAGACGATAGAATAGCGACCGGTGTTGAGAAGAGCTTCGCACATATATTTTGTTTGAGTCCCAACACCGGACGGGGACAGGGGATGGTCCGATAGTGTTAATACTTTAATTTTCTTTGTCAAGGTATACCTCTTTGTATGTTATATTATTAGTATAACATGTCTATCGGATGTTGTCAAGAAAAAAGTTAAACTTTTTTTATTTTTTTTTATTGTTGCTCGTACCAGTTGATTGAAACAGCGCCATCGATTTGTGAATTCGAAGTCTTGATGGCTATCAATAAATGATCACCAGGCCCGAAAGCAAAATTGTAGTCCAAAAGACTTTCTGATCTTCCAGACGCAGATCCGATAACCAACTCATAAAAAGGTAAACCAGATGTGGTTATGGTCTGTGTACCTGGGTTTAGTTCGGCATAAGATACAATACTATTGTTTTCGTCGATATATTCAAAGTTAACATCCCCAGATACTTCTGCATTTAAGAAAAAACCTATTGTTAGAGTCTTATTATTAACCTCATTTGAACCAGCGATTTTGAGTGGGTCAAATTCTCCGAAACAAGATTCTCCATTAAAAACTCTATTCGCTTTCATCATAACAAATGGCTTATAAACTTGACTGGTATTTACATTTGTAAAGTTACGTGAATAAGCAAATTTAGGATCAAGTTTGTAAAGATCTCCTTCGACATAAGCAGCCATTGAAGCAGTTCTAAGCTCAACAGAAGTTGTGCCTCCAATATTAGCAGAGGTTGCAAGTACATTGATGTTTGGGTTTTTAAGAACGGGTGTTGTTCTTGCATTAGCATTTTTAATCTCGTGGAATTGTTGAGGGCCTCCGGTTTCCGGATTCTCTATATAAAACTTAGCATTACCAAACCCAAGATATTGAAAACCAATTTGAAACACATTTCCCATTTGTGGTTCAAATACCATTCTGCTTGGACCATTGCCATCAAGCGTATCAATATTGAAAGAGCCTGAAGGGATGAAAGTGTTGGTTTGTGCTTCACCGGCTTTTGTTTGAGAGAATGTCCCAACTATGCTATTTCCGGTAGCAGTGTATATGCCATCCATTAAACCAGATCTTGCAGAGATAAAATAAACAGAATCTCCGATAGCATCGGCCAGCCAACCACCATTCCCAACATTAGAATAATCATATAAAGAAAGTTGATAAGCGGTTTGAGAAGGGTCACTGGCACCGGTTACAGGTACGCTGATAGCACTGCTGTCTAGTGTAACTAAAACATCGCCTGTTCCTGCACCTGTTGTTATTGTAAGTTTTCGAATCTCTCTTTGACCATCTTCTGAATGAAGGATTCCAAAATTATTTCCAAAGTATCCAATGAAATATCCACACTCTGATGAACCAAGTCCAATAAACTGTGCGTTTCCTGCCGATGGTGTATCAAATAAAGCAGTCGCCCTCATCATAGAGCCTTGTCCCGGCTTATATTTAAGTCCTCGTCTCAGTTGGACGACAGCAGAACCAGAAGGATCAGTTCCAGAATCAAGAACAGCCATACCATCAGATACTGTTAAAGTTCCACCAGCGAATTGTCTATCAGAGAAAATTTGATTGTTGACGTTAAACACGAAGTCACCTTGAGCGACAGGTGTTAACTTTGCTGTTAGAATCTCACCAAATGTGCTTAATGGAGAGTCAATCGCAACACTCGTTGATCCATCCGCATTTGTTTTTTTCTTGCTTAAATCTGTAAAACCCATTATCCTACTCCTGCTGAACCAGACCAATTGTTTGGTAAGTGTGATGCTGCAATTCCTGTTAGTCCGGCAATAACAGAGGCAGAACATTCAAATGTAGTCGAATCACTCAATAAATAAACCTTTGTAACTTTGAATTCTGCTTCAAAGCTTTCGCTATTATTGAGTATGCCATAGTTGTTGTTTTCAGCACCGTTGATACCATTAACAGAGAACCCAAAACGCAATGGAACATTTGGCTCTGAGCTTGGTAATGTATTTGTTATAACAACAAAGCGAGACACTGAATCAAATGAAATCTCTAAAGGATCTGAACCTGTAACAGGCACATTTAGAGACGCTGTAAGAAAAGGTCTTGCGGATGTCTGAAATGATGGGACATGACCGAGACCATATGTATATTGAAAAGAAGACACAAAAAAACCCTCGTAACTACTATTAAATAGAAACGAGGGTGTTATTTTACTTACAATGTTCTGTTTTATAGAACTCACATCCTTGACATGATCTTCGGTCTTTAACGTGATTCTGTTTTGATATATGTATGAGAGCCGTTGTTAGTAACTTTGTTGCGTTCTCAACCTTACGAGGGCCAGATGTGACACGAAAGATCTCAACGTTGTCTTTCTTGGCTGTTCTCTTCAAGAGAGCAAAATGAGTCTCAACCAATTTAGGATCAATATCATATTTTTGACACCAGAATTTTTTATACAGAGTCAACTGATATGTGATATATTTATCAGATCGCTTTTTGGCATCCCAACCCCAAGAACATGTCTTCCAATCAATGATGTGAAATTTTCCATCAGATGTGCGAATTACAAGGTCAATAAAGCCTTTGAAGTTGTAACCAGTGTCACTATCCTTTACTTCTTCGTAAAGCTGTTCTTCAACGGAAAATACCTCATATTCACCGAAAATTTTAGTAAGTTGAGGCATGATCTGAGGAGATATAAGTTTTGCTTGCTCTCGCATCTCTGTGATCAACTTATCTTCTTCCATTCCGATAGCTTCAAGTTCTTTCTCAAACGAAAGGTTAAAGAAATCTTCGGGATCTTCAACCTTATCATAAACGAGATTCTCACATAAAAAGTGAAGCGCTCTTCCGAACGCTGTGAATTGATTGCCTACAAATTTCTTTACACGGTCTTGGTAGGAAAGCTTTCGCTTGTATGGACATTCAGCCCACGTTTTAAGTTCAGAATAAGATATATGTTTCATTGGTCCTCCATTTTGTGTAATGATTTTATCTTTGTAAAAAGAGCAGGGCACATTTGCGCTAACTCTTTTTTATTATCCATGCAATATTCTTCAAATCCACGAGCAAAATATTCTCGCATTGAAGTTGCTGCATAGGGCGATGGGAATAGTCCTCCAACAAAATGCCACATCGCATCATAAGTTACGTCTTGATAAAGATAGTCGTCTATCTTCTGGACAAACTCGGTTTTAAATTGTAATTCTTGTGGCGGTTCATAGTCATGATTCTTAAGATCTTGGAACAAACGCTTTCTTTTTCCTAAGAACTCTCTCTGTATTGCTCCATCATCATAAATGTGATGGCCATAGAGTTCTTCAACAGAATGAGCAATCTCGTGAATGATATCGTCTATCATATCTTTATCATCATCTTGTTCATTTGTCAAGTAAATTGCACCATCTTGATAGATAGCGTTTGCATCTCGTTCTTCAAGGTGCTTAAACTTACCAACATAAATCATATCAACACCACGAAGCAAAGTATATGGAACTCTCATCTTAATATATTTAAGTATAAAGTTCATATCAATATGCTCGGGCAATTGGTCTTTGATAAAAATTTCTATGTTGTGCAAGCTGTAGGTATCCTTCATTCGTTTAGATTTATTCATTGATTCATTTAACCACTTCATTGTGTTCTCCATTATATTATTATAATAACATAGTAAGATAAAGTTGTCAAGAAAAAAGATATAAATAGTTTACAGAACTTTGGATGCCAGTGTTGCGATCTTAGATCTTTCACCTTTTCTGAAAGTGATGTGTCCAGCCAAGTCAGCATGCTTGAATTTCTCAATAGCATAAGTCAAGCCATTTGAGGTTTCGTTGGTATAGATGTTATCTATCTGCTCAATATCTCCGGTCAAGATAATCTTTGTGTTCTCACCAACACGAGTAATAATTGTCTTGACCTCATGGGCTGTAAGGTTCTGGGCTTCATCAATAATGATAAAAGCGTTTGAAATTGAGCGACCACGAATATATGTGATTGCCTCAACTTCGATTTGACCTTTCTCAAAATAAGACTTGATTTGATTCTTGTTTCCGAGAATGAACTCAAGGTTGTCATGAATAGGCATCAACCATGGAAGCATTTTCTCTTCCATTGTTCCAGGAAGGAAACCGATATCTTTACCCATAGGTTGGACAGGGCGAGACACAACAATCTTCTTGTATTTTCTCTCGCCAAACCCAAGAGTTTGTTCAAGTCCAGCAGCAATAGCCATAAGAGTTTTACCAGAACCTGCACGTCCAATAAGAGATACTAGAGGTATGTCATCGTCAAATAGTAAATCATAGGCAAATGTCTGTTCTTTATTGCGAGGAGAGACTCCCCAAGACTTAGAGTAGTCTTTGACGTTGATTCGCTTCAAAGGCGTTTTATGGTCGGAGAATCTGCAAATAGCGGACTTTTTTGGGTTGCTTGATGAGATAAGAAGAAGGAACTGATTTGGATATAGCTTTTCTTTTGTCATTGTCTCATCAAGAAACTTTTCTTCGCCACAATAAAACTGCTCAATAAACTCATCGTCAACAAGTATCTCGGCAAAACCTTCGTATACCTTGTCTTTGTCTTCGATAACAGAGTTGGTTTCATAGTCTTCTGATATAAGACCGAGAGAGTCTGCAATAACTCGCATATTGATATCACGAGAAACAACGATAACTTTACGCTTTTCATTGTCAAGAGACTCTTGAACAGCAACGGATAAGATTTGATGATCTGGGACATTGAAGTCAAGGTCTTTTGGGAGAGCAGTTGATGCTTTTGCAACTCTCAATATTCCAAGACCTTTTCCAATGCGGAGGCCCTTTGATAGAGACCCTTTCATTCGAAGGCCATCAAGGTGCTTAATGATAAGGCGAGCATTGAAACCAACAGAGTCTTGTCGCTTCTTGTGCTTATCAACCTCTTCCAATACTTTGATTGGAATAACAATATCGTTATTCTTGAAACGATACAATGCGTTTGCATCGCTTAGAAAGACGCTTGTGTCAATAACATATGTTTTTTTTGCCATTTATTTTCCTTTGTTTAGCATCTCACGAATGAGAGGTTTGAGTTTGGTTGCAATTTGTTCTTCAAATTTTCTGTTATATCTTACATAACCTTTTTTCTTTTTTGGTTCTTCATTGATGTATTCTTTTATACTCTTCAGTGTTTCATTATTTAGATAATCTATAATTTTATTATACCTTCTAAGTTTATTTCCGAGATATGATGCTATTATTTTTTTTGAACCTTTATAATCTTTATATTCACTGAGATTTCCTAAAAACTGTTCGAAGTTTTTCATGCTATGAATATCGAAAGGGTCTTCTGCGTCTTTTATATCTTTTGCTCCCTCTATATTCTCAAGTGCCTTATTATTTTCTTCTGCAGTGGCTGTTTTTTGTTTTTGATTGACCATTTTTAAAGCAGCTAAATCGGCTACAAAAGGCATACCATCATTTGGCAAAGGTCCACGGCCTGGCCGTATACGGCCTATATTTTTATAATGTTTTCTAGTTGCTTCTTGGATCTGTTGAAAAAATCTTTCTTTTGCTTCTTCCAAATATTCTCCATCTATTAATTTGTATTCTTCTCTAGAAAGATATCTAGTATCCTCTGGATAAGGTGGGTATTCTTCACCATCTTCTTGGTCATCAAATGTTTCATAACCTTTTTCTCCGAAATTATCTGTCGAAATATTCAGAAGATGTGGGAGAACGCCTGGTTTTTTAAGGATTGCAATAATTTGTTCTTGATTATCAGAAAATTGTCTTTTGATAACATCTTGTATATTGTCCGGAATAACAACAGCCTCATTTAGTTTTACAATCTTTTTTTCTTCCAAAGCAATCAACAATTGTATATATAGCTTCATTTCTTCAGATGTCATTTTTGCTTTTTGTTGAAGGTCGTCTAGATCATATTTTTCAACAAGGTCCGTAGCAGCTTCTTTTTCTTCAGGTTCAAGCTCTTCCTGTTTTTCAATATTGCTTTGAATATCTCTTTTGTTTTTGCCTTTTGATATCAAAACACCTAAGAAAGACAAAACTTTATCTTTTAAAATATCCGCATATGACTTTTCTTTCTCTACTTGAGGTTGAGGTTCACCTTGAGCAGCGCGTTCATTTGGTTGAACAACGACATCATCAAATTTTGACTTAACATCAAATATGCTTTGTATTTGTCCAGAGAATTCTTTGAGAGCTTTGATAGCATTTGATGCCGTGCTTCTTCCGCCTTGCCCTTGAGATAGTTCCAATACATCACGAAGAACAGACTTAACATCTTTTATTGCTGCTCCATATTGTTCCGAATACTTCTTCATATCTTGAGAGGTTTTCTTTCCGAATGGGTTAACGCTTGGGAAGAAATGAGAAATGCTCATCAATGCATTATAAGCATCTCCGACATTTTTTTCCATATCAAAAGCTTCTTTTTCTTCGGAACCTGCTGCTATAATATTTGATAGAGCACGAGAGGCATCGTTATATCCTTTCTCAATAGCATCCCACTTCTTTTCAATCTCGGAAGTGTCTTTTGCTTCTTGAACAAGATTCAACTTTGATATATCTTGAACAAGGTCTCGGATGTTCTCTTGTAGTTGAGCCAACATTTCCATGAACTTCTTCTTGAGAGAAGAACCAATGACCTTGCCTTTGTCGCTTGCTTCATCAAATCTTTGCAATACCTCTTTTGACCTTTTGGCAAGCTTTATAAATGACTTGAGGTCAACTTGGATATTTCTCAATGCATTTGGGCTTTGTTGTTGTTCTTGAACTTGTTCCCCTTCTTCTGGTTTAGGTTGAGGTCTTCTTTGGGCGGCTTTTTCAAGTTCTTCTTTCTCTGTTATTTTAACCAATTGGTCTAATACATTTCTAACCAACTTCCCTTGGTCTCTAAGCAAAGCCTTTTCATAGAACTCTTCAATGAATTCTTCAGAAACTCTAATCAGGTCTTGGAGGGCTTCGGGGTCAACGTCAAACTTTTCGGGGTCTTCATTCTCCCCTGCTTCATCAGGTGTTGTTTCTTGGTCACCTGATAGTTCTTTAGCGGTTTCGGGTTCCGGAGTTGTTTCCGTAGGAGTCTGTGTTGGCTCTTCCTTTGCTTCGGGTTCTGTTTGAGGTTGGGGGGCTTCTAAGTCTAAAGCGTGTCTTATTATTTTTAACGCAGCTAATTTTTTATTTACATCATTAACGATACCAACTAGTACCTGTTTTGTTTTATCATCAAGTGCGCCAATCGATTGCTTCAAAAGAACATCTTGTTCTTGAGGAACCAAATTTACAAAACCTTGTGTTAGTGTAGTGAAAGTATCTTCATTAACATTTTTCGGAAGGTTTTTGTTCAACTCAACGGTGAAAAGATAAAGTGCTTGTTTTTCTCTTCCGTCGAACGTTTTCATTTCATCTTTATAGGCGTTAACAAATTGTGTATACTCTTTATCATCTTGGGAGTCTTGGTCTAGTTGCCCTTCATTGTCTTCTGGATCTGTATCTGATATTTTTTTCATAGTATTATCGACTTTTTTTTCTAGTTCTTCACCTTGTGCTTTAGTCTCAGGGCTTTGTTGCGCTAAAAGTGCTTTTATATATCCATCAACAATCTGTTTGTACATTTCTTGTTGCCGTTCCGGAAGTTGATCCAAACTACTATAAAACTTTTTTTGTTCATTGTATTTTTTTAAAAATTTCTCAGGACCATTTTTTAGGTCACGCTCTACACCCATAAGAGCGGATGCCAAAGTTGGTTTTCCAGCAGCTTCTGTTATTTCTTCAACAATAAGATTTGCAATCACACTATTCGGTATTGTTCTATCTTCCATAAGCTTTTTGATAAGCGGGTGCTTTGATGTTTTTAATGCAAGTTTCTTGTTCATTATTTATTTCCCCTCACGGTAGCAATATATTGATTTATAATTGCTTGCTCTTCAGCAGAAAGTTTTTTCAATATATTGACGACTTCAGGCTCAAGTGTCTTTGAAGACATCTCTTCTTCATTCATTCTATCAACTTCTTCTTTGATAATCTCTTTTATACGTGCTTCAGTGAGTTTCATTTATTGTCTCCAAACTTTTATATCATAAATAGCAAAATAGGTGGCTTTTTGCCACCTATTGATTTATCAATTCCAAGTTTCATTATCAGATGGTGGAGTTAACCCCATCATATTATCAAGCAAACCTCTCAGTTCAGGACTTTGAGACAAGAACCATCCGGTTGTTGCCATTATTGAAAGTTCTTTCATTGTGAACCCTCGCTTCCCTGCTTCTTCGCAAACATCCATTATCTGTTGCATAACTTCAGCCATCTTACCGGTGGGGTCTTGCTTGATCTTAGCTATGATCATATCTGTTACTTCTTTATCGAAAATACTATCTTTCATTATTGCTCCTATATAAAATCTTTCCACTCATGTGGTATTTCTTTGTCTCGTAACAAAACATGAATGCTCCATTTTGGAATGGTTGGTTTTCTTATCAACGGCATTCTTGCTTCATTTGGTGTCTTGTTTCCTTTCCTTGTGTTGCAACCTTTGCAGCATGCAACAATGTTTTCCCAAGACTTATCTCCACCACGAGACTTTGGTATTATGTGATCCATTGTTAGGTCATTATATTGAAATTTGTTTCCGCAATATTGACAGATATATTGGTCTCGCCATATAACATTTTTTCTGTTGCATGAATAACTTGTGAAGTCTTTTCGAATGTAGTCTCTCAAAACAATCACAGCAGGGAAGAAGTCATCGGAATATTTCAAGACCACGTTTGCCCTTCCTGTATAACACATGTTGAATCCTTTGAACCCATCGACAATATCAATAGGTTTCCAAGCAGCGTCAAGTTTGAGAGTATAGCGTTCCACATAAATACTTAGTTTTTAGTTAACAGTTTTACCGCAGTTGAATCAAGAGGAAGTTTCTCTGATACTACATCTGCTAGTGAGAAGCTATCAACAAAAGCTTTTAGTTCTCCAAATGCTCTTTTATAGTCCGGCTCCATTATGATCTCGGTCTTACCTTGATGTCCGTGAATTGCTCTCACTTCACCAATGTTATCATATACTGTAACACTCGGATGCTCAGAAAGCCATGTAACACAAACCTTTCCATTATCAAAAATGAAACCTTGTGCCACACGGCCTGTTCCGGATATTCCAGATTCGTCTTCTGTTCTGTTTAAATAAAATATTTTCACAACCACATTTCCTCACTTGATTCTTCATCATCTTCTTCTGCTGGTTCTGTTGATATATCTTCTTGAGATATTTCGTCCATCATAGCAGATAGATGCTTGACATACCTAAATAGTGTGACAAGTGTATCGAAGAAACCTCGCTCTGCCAATGCCTTAACTTTGAGAGTCTTATTTTCTATTCTTATCTCGGCGACATCTTCAATGATATCAGGGCCAACATATATGACATCGCCATCCATAGAACAATAATAGTGGTTCTTAACCAAGTAATCATAGAGCCCTTGAAATATAGTTTTTTCATTATAGTTTTCAACGAAACTTAAGTCAAAACCATTTTTTACTGCTCTCCTGATTATGTCTTTTAAATCTCTCATAATTCACCAAGTTTTGGTATCAAAAGCTGTTCTAATATCTCTTTGGTATGTTGAGTCCCGTCAACCCAGAAAGAGCATTCTGGCTGTAATGCATCGAATATTTCCTTATCGTTTCCGTTATCTCCGCACCTATCTCCGAGGAACCATATCTTGGAATCTGGGAAATGTTTGAGAGCATATGTTTTATCCCAACCTGTGGGGTAAATATCAAACGATGTTTCACCGCCGAGTTTAATGGTAACATCAATTCTTGCATTTTGAAATTCTTCTTTTACTTGTTCTAAAAGTGTTCTTCGAAATGAAGAGACACCAAATGACTTATCAAACTCATGAAATCTTTCACGGTCATGAGACGTTGCATTTCTACCAATAGGGCACCAATTTATCATTGAGCCACGGTAAGAAATAAAATGGCCGGTCAGTGGTATATCATAGTGAGATACAATATGATCTTGATAGTTGATAAGTTTTTTAAAGATTGTTCTGAGATCGTGTTCTCCAATCTCTTGTTTCATATCTTTCTTATGTATTAATTTATGTTCTTTTTCCCTATAAAGGGGGGGAGCATAATGCATAGTTCCATTGCACGGGAGGAGGTGTAGGCTTTGTTTAATTTCATCTTTTGTTGTCAGGAACCCACATTGCTGCATGATATATTCGTAATCACTACCGCTCACGATGCCAATCTCTGCATATCTGCAAAGCTTGGAAAGCGTGTTTACAAGACCGTAATCTAAATGTTCTCTTGGAGGAGTTAGTGTTCCGTCCATATCAAATAAAACTATTTTACGCATTATGCTCCCTTGGGTTTGTTGTTGTGTATATATAATATAACATACCCACGAGCATATGTCAAGAAAAAAATATTATTTTTTTAGCTTGATGTTAAAACAATCTTACAAATGTGCTCTACACGCTCTATATGCTCAAAAGCATCCCATGGGTTTTTTGCAATTGCAGTTACGCCATGACACTCTTGACCTACAATATCGTATGCAATCTTTCCATCTTTTCCTAAAAACTTCTGATAGGTTTGGTCTGCAAGTTCCTGAGATATTGCTTCAAGTCTCGGAACATTTGGTCCTGTTCTGGTGTAACGAAATACCTCTGGGAAGTCTTTAACAATATCATTAAGTTGCCATCCTTTATACATAGCAGCAACACAATACGTGGGATGTAGATGAAGAACGGATGTAGTGCTGTTGGTATCCTTTAGTAGGTTCCAATGCATCCATAGTTCTCCGGATGGTCGGAGAGAGGGATTGAAGTGAAGTTCATCATCTTTGATTTTTATTTTCACAACACTCTCTGGGTGAATGATGGTCTTCCTAACACCGGAAGGGGTGATATAGAGATATGGTCTGTTTCTCATACGAACAGAGCAATTCCCATCACGGGTTGTTATCCAGCCTCTTTTATAGGCTTCTCTCATTACATCACCAATAGCAGTTAGCATTTTTTTATCTCCACGATTAAATTTGTGTCTCCCTTAATGACACGATGGTAAGTATAGCTTGGAATAAAATATATCTTTCCTTCAACCATGATTTCAGGCAGCTTATTATCAAGTTGTAATTCCCAGCCTTTACCGGAAACTACTTTGACATAACGGTCTTCTCTATCCATATGCCAAATGAGTTCATCGGAGACAACGTCTCTTTTGAACTCTCGCAAAAAAATTTTTTTTCCTATTTGTTTCTCAGTAAAAGGGAAGTCCACTACCAGAACCTTCCGGGAACATTTGTCCCGAAATCTTTGTGTGCTCTACAAGCCCAGTAACCAGCCTTTGTTCTATCTTTCTTGTCTTTACAGTTGTGACGAGAAGCAAATGATTTACGAGCCTCAGCATTGTTCCAGTTGCCTTTGAGACCACCTTTTGAGTCTCCATAGGAAATCTTTTTGATTTTACCAGTTTTAGGATTGCGAACATAAACTTTATATTTCTTTCCTCCGCCTGTGTTCTTAGTGGGTTTTCCAATTGGAGGGTCTTTCTTCTTTTTCTTTTTGCGTTTCTTTTCATCAATCAATTCATCTTCTTCTTGTTCCATAATCATTGGAAAGTCAAGAGGAACCATTTGTTCTCCAAACATCCCAAACTCTCCGAGATCAGATTCAATAATTTCTTTTTCTTCTTCGGAGTGAAGCTTGTATTTACCTTCTCGGAACAGTTGTCTAACTTCCCTAAAAACACCGAAGAATTCGGAACTTCCCGGTCTAAAAACGTTTCTCTCAACTCCAACCCCATGTCGTAGGTGATATTGAAGAGACTTGGAAATATTTTTGTTTTCTTCCAAATTTGCTTTGTCAAGTTTTGAGTAATATTCGGGATCTTCAACCAAGTGATCAAGAGTAATCTCTTGAGCGATCAACTCTTCTTGAGCATGTTCCATTTCTTCTTCAACACCCATATCAAACTGTTGTTGAATTTGTTCTGCGGATACTCCATGTTCTTCTGCGATTGCTTGAATCATCTCTTCAACAGAAACTTGTCCATACTTTGATGACTCGCCACCTGGAATAAACTCTTCATCCAGAGATTCGTTTTTCTTTGACTTATTACCCCAGTTTGCTGCACCTACTTTGCGACACTTACTAAGAGCACCAGAAGCATATGCTGATGGCCATACTTTGTATCGTCTTTTAACTTTGTAATAACACTTATCTTTCTTGCCACTCGTCTTCTTGGCTTTCTTTTTGTGTGCTCTACGCTTTCCTTTCTTCTCATCAAGAACATTTTGGAGTTCTTCTAAAATGATTGTTCTGATTTCTTCTGTTGTTAATTCCATTGATTCGTTCCTCTTTTTCTTTGATCCTTTTTTACCCCATGATTTACCACGACCACGCTCTTTACAGGCACCAGGGGTTGGTCGACATGCAGGATACTTTTTACGCTTCTCACCTTCAGAGCGTCCACAGGATTTGTAACCACCTTTTCCATCTGGAGCATTACAGTCAACCCATCCACCTTTTTTCCCTTTGGCTCCTTTGCGTTTAAACCAATCACGGAGAGAAGACTCTTTGGAAGATTCAGTACCAGCTTTTTTACGTTTTTTCTTTTCATCAAGTTCAGACATTTCAAAATACCTCAACTTAATTAGTGTCTTCTGAGACTTCGTAGTTACATTCTTTGGGATCTATTTGGAATCTTTCAATTTCCTCTTTTAGCTGCCTCTCTGTAATACCCAAGACACCAGATGCATCTTTTGGGGTTCTTGTTGCTGAGAGAGCAAACTTAACAACAGCTTCTCTCACAATGAATTTTATTGACCTGATAATTGGAAATCCATATAACTTATGATTTACATGAGAAGCTGCAAGTTCTAATTTAAGAGCTATGATCTCTTCTAGTGTTAGAGAATTCAAGATTGTCTCAAAATTAGAATTAATCTTTTTTTCATAATTCAGTTTTTTTCTGATAGAGTAATTTTCAAACTTACCTTTATATTCTCTTAGTTTCTTTTTCCACATATTATTATCTTATATATAATATATTAATAATATAAATATTAATCTTATAATAATAGTATATAAAAAAGTTATAAATAATATTTGACAATAAGAGTAATATATGTTATAATATATATGTTGTTGTTTTTATGCTTCAGGAGATTCTGGTTCATCTACAGTATTCTGAAGTTCAGATTCGAATTTATCGAAGTAAAGTTTTGTATTTGTCAGGAGGTAATCAATGAAAACTTCTTTATCCTTAAGGTTAGCTAGCATATCGAAAGCATCCAAGATATATTGGGAGATCTTTCTAAATGTAGTGTATGCCATGTTCCTACCGGTTTCATCCATACCTTCAAGTCCAGCACCGAAGTCTGATTTTTCATCTGGTTCTTCGTCTGGTTCAACGTTTAGTTTCTTTTCATCATCAGATTTATCTTGTGGATCTTCATCTGCATCTACAATATCAATTTCTGCTTCTTCAAGTGCTTCAAGTTCAGCATCCAAGTCACCTTGGGCTTCTGTTTCTTCAAAATCAACTTCTGCTTCATCTGCTACTTCTTCTTCACCTTCAAGGTTAGTAGGCTCAGAGAGTAATGTACCACCAGAACCATACTTAGCATTGTTCATAGAAGGCTTAACAGAGTCTTCCATTGCTTTCAAAATGTGGGCACGAAATGAATCTCTTTGGGCTTTATCAGTTGTAAGGCGTTTGTAGTCAGTACGAAGAGTGGGAATAGCTTTCTTAAGAACATCTTCAAGTGTATTGATAGCAGTAGATCGATGAGGATGAACATCAGAGATATCACCTTCTCTAAGAAGAGAACGAATAATCTTACGAAGTTCATATTCTTTTTGTTCTTGTTCTCGGATAACTTTAGATATCTTCTTTCGGATATATTCTCGTAATACTTTTTCTTCTTCGTTCATTTCTTCTTCCTTTGCTAAATCTAAGAATTCTTGGAGACTGTTGATCTCAACAATATTATCTTCCACGTTTACTTCCTTTTCAATTCAGAAAGAATGAGTTTGCGAATAACACCACGAAGTTTTGATTCGGTCATGCCTTCTTTTTTTGCTTTTTTACCTTTACGCAAAGCAGCAAAGTCTTTCGCATCAGGCTTACCAGTATGTGGCTCTTCAACATCTAAAGGATGTTCTTTTGCCTCTTTGACATCATCACATTTACAAGGAGCACTCTCACACTTTGGGCACTCTTCGCCTTCGTTAAGCTCTTCCTCATACATATCTTTTTTGCTTCCACAAGAAGCCTCATTCAATTGGCTAAGATCCATCTTGAATCCAAACTTATGAGAAACGTTTTCCATAAGTTCATTGTTTTTCCATTTTTTAGTAGACATAGTTTTAATTCTCCATTCGTTATAAATAGTAGGTTTTGACTCTTTTAAGCCATCTTCCCAATCACGAAAACACATATTTCCTTTTAGATACGCTTCTTTCTCTGATTGTCTTAGATCTTTATTTTTTTGAGCATATCCTTCACCATGATACCCACTATCATTTAGCATACCGTTTTCGTTTTGCGTATGATGCACCAACTCATGAGCAAGTGAACGGAGAATATCTTTTGTGTGACGGTTATCTGTATAGATTGTAACAGCCATTCCTTGTGGGTCATAATATGCTGTCTTACCAAGAGGCTTCGAAGCATTCTCTCCATCTGAGACCAAATGCAAAGTTGGAGGTCTCTTGAAACCAAAACGCTCTTGAGCAAATCCACCAAGGTCATGGAAGAGTTCTTCTGTTTGAGACAAGTCCATACCGCATTTATTTTTAATTTTAAAAAAGTTTTTCATATCTTAAATAGTTCCTTTAGTTAGAAGGTGTAATGAAAGCTCCCTTGTTCTTGAAGAACCAAAAGGTAAAACCTCAGCTACCCATACAGATCTTTCGTTATATAAATTTTTTTTTATTTTGATATCGATGACCGCACCATAGTGCAAAACAGATGAGTAACCTAAATTTTCAATATAGTCCCATTCATTCCATTGAACGATATCGCCAACTTGAAATTCATCTTTATAACACTCCATAAATGGCTTGTCACTCGTCTTCATTTCTTACAGTCTTTTTGCATTCATCGTTATACCAAATGTGTTCAACACAATTTCCATCCGGATCAAATGTATATACACCAATGGTTCCATCTCGGTGTTCTACCCTCTCTCCAACTTGGGGTAAATCTTCCTTATTATCCACAAGAATTCCGATATGAGCATAGGGGTAACGATGTTTGCTTATGAGAGCTACCGTTGAGTTGTTGAAACGCATTCTACGATAAAAACTATCGGAAAATTCACAAATTGCATCAAGCTTTTCTTCATACCAAGCTTGTGCTGCGTCTAAATCATCTACTAATAATGCTACGTGGTCAATTGTTTTCATAGAACTATCCTAGTCCTGCCAATCAGGTCAGGTCTCCATTAAATAAGCGTCTTCGTCATCGATTTCATATGCTTCTTCACCGTTCATAACCATCATTGGTTCAGCATCCGGCAACATGCTTTGGATTTCTTCTTCAGAGTCTTCTGAATCTTCACAATCGTCTGGATCTTCCATGTCAAGGCCCATTTCATACTCAAGATAATGCTTTACCTTTCCGAGATACTCAGAAGCAATTGTGATCTTACTTTGAACCCACGCTTCAAGCTGTGTTTCGTCTTCTAGGGCATCATGAAGCATCATAGCATACTTAGCCATCTTATAAAGTTGAGATTTGGCCATTCCACCTTCTTCATCGACATGATCCATATGCTTTTTATCATCAAGCATCATCATTTCTTCATTTATTATTTGTTTAAGTTTATTTTCGTTTAATTTCATCAATCATTCCTATTATGGTCATGAGAGCCAAGAAACAAAGGAATAACAAGGTTGCAATCATAAGTTCAGGGCCAATAAGCACGAATAATACCAAAAATATCATCAATGCTATAGATAAATAGATAAAAGAGTACATTAGTTAAACCCCATATCTATAATTTCTTCTTTTGGAATAAGAAATACGTTGCCACTATTGAAATTGTATGGAGAATATACATAATATTGCCCTTTTTCTGTCTGTTGCCATGGAAGTAGATACATTTCTGCTCTTGGATGCAGCAATTCGAACTTTTTATTCATAAAAGACCAATAATATGTCTCTTTTTTACCCTTCAAACGCACAGGTTGCAATAAATTACCATTTTTTGACTTCAAGAAAGCCTGCATCTTAAGGGCTAATTGCTCTGCATCGGGGTCCAAAGGACGCTCAAAATCATCAAAATTCATCATTTTTTCCTTATTTTTAGTGTTTTTTTGGGCTCTTTTCCTTCTCCAATTGCTCCAAAACCGGGAGGAGCGGACTTAGAACGGGTCATTTTTGGTCTTTTATGACCTTTTCCACCGCCAAAATGCTTATTTTTGCCCAATCCAATGAGTTTTTTCTTCATATTACTGTGTTTTTTCTTCATTTTTAGCTGATAAACCTCAGTTTCAGCCAGTATTTCGTCTTGAACACTCAATTCATCGTATGCTTTACGTAGATTTGTGGTAGATTTGGCTAGTTTTCCTTCAATTTCATCCAATGTAAGCCACTTATAGTCAATATTTTCGACGTGATCTTGCAAATCAAGCCTAACATGGGGTGAAATATCGTCAATTCTGCTCAAAAACATGTGAATTTTGTGTGTGAGACCCTTATGATTGAAGTCATATACCATAAATTCCTTCAAAAAAGGCACCATTATGCCTGTTTCTTCGAAAACTTCACGTTCTGTACCGTCATCTAGGCCCTGTTGACCCCTTGCAATCTCTATATTCTTGAGATGACCACCTGGTAAGTCCCATAAATGACCTTCATCTGACCTCTGGAGTATCAAAATACGCCCAGATTTATCATATATCACTGCTTTTCCGACTGTTTCACTGTCTTTGTAGTCGTCTAGAGGTTGAATTATCTCATATTTGGCTTCCAAAGCATCAAAATGTTCCTCAATTGAGTCATCATAATGCTTTTCAACGCCTAAATTGTGTAAAATATCGACTTTTTTACCTCCAGCAGTGAAAATAACCCTGTCTGGCCAGAAATATTCCTTCAATCCGAGCTTTTCAAGGTGTTTTTCAACCGTTTGATCAGGAAAATACTGCTCATAGTCCTCTGTTCTTGCTGTGACGATGTAGATATCGTCTCCATTCTTGATATGTTTCTTAATTTTTTTGATAATCTTGTCATTATACGACTGAAACACAGGAACAGGCTTCTCTTGTATGTAGGTCATGAAGCCCATTGCAATAGTATTATCAAAATCAAAGCTAATTTTTTTCATTTTTTACTTGACATCCTTTAGTTTATATGTTATATTATATATATGAGTTATATTATATAGTTTTTTTGTTGTGTATTAGTAATATAACATGTTTTAGGGGGTTTGTCAATGTTTTTTTCGTTTATTTTCGGAACATTCCGAGGTCTACTATTACTATATCACCAGTTTGAGGGCGAATCATGACATTTTTGTCATGCATATCATATGCACCAAGACCAGTAATGTCTTTTAGGTCACTTATTGCCTTTTTGATGCTTTCTATTTCTTTGAAAACTTTCCATTGCTCTTCAAACTCTGGTCCTTTATCTTCCCAGCCACTCCATCTGTCACCAGAGCCATCCTTAAGTCCAACTGGGGAGTTTTTTCTAAACCACTCTATCCAATATGCAATTATATTCTCATGATATTGTGCAAAAAGCATTTTATTTTCATGTTGAAACAAAGCGTCTAACTGTTCGATGATAAAGGTTAGCATCCATGGAGCACTTTGAAACATTTCTTTAGTTTTACCTGTTCTCCAGTTATTTATGTATGTTAATGCTGTATCAGATAATGGAAGGATGTTTAAAAGCTGCAATGCTTTTTCGCTATATTCTTTATTGGAGACATATGAATCTAAATAAGTGAAAAATTTCTTCATAGGAGTCATTAAAAAGTCTAATTCTGGCCTCATATAGTTGTAAAACTGCTGTATAATAGAGTCTTGTGACTCTTTATCTTTAAACATCATATAGTATCTGTTTTCACGACTCCTGAAAGTTGAATCATAATCCGCAGCAACCTCTTTTTCATCCTCGGATGGTCTTAGTGCTGTGTTTAGACCGCCAAAAAGCATACTAATCATTTCATGTTGTAGTCCTTGCTCTACGCCTAGAATTTCCATTATGATTAATGTAATATCTGGGTGTGAATTTTCATCTATATAATAAACTTCAGGAAAATGTTTTTTGATATTTGGAGATTTACTTCTGGCATCGTTAACTATTCTATAGTTTTCTGCCTCTCTTTGAGTATTGTAATCAGAAGAATCTAAAATCTTAATAGCAACAGGGCCGTATTCGTCAGATATACCCTCTACTACTAAGCCATAACGCCCCTCTCCTAATTTTTTTCCGATGTCAATATTATATTTCGATGACAATATAGGAGATGCTTGCTGTTCTTTTGTGCTTTGTTGAGATACTGACTCTGATAGTAGTTTTTTAATCTTTATTTTCATTTATTTATCCTTTTTGTTGATCTTGACTGCGAAAATATGGACTTGGTTTGAAGTTTTGAAGTCCTTGGCGTGTATATCTTATACGAACATAGCGTTTATGTCCTTCAGGAGAGCGTTCATGAGGTATTTGACCGCTTCCTGCACCCATCATAGCACCAGAAGTTGAATATAATTCATCAATTTTTTTGGAATGCTCTGTATCTTTGCACATTTCTTCTGCTTCTTTCTTTGATAGACCTTCTGGTCGCTCATCTGCTGGCTTATCCATCATAGCACACATGTATTTTCTTTGCTTTTCGCTGGAAACTTCTTCCAGATCTTCTCTAGGAGCACCAGCAACTGCACCAGCACCCATAGCAGACATTTCATCTAACTTTTTTTTCTTTATAATTCTTATTTTCACTTTAATTTTACCCCAGACCACAGTCTAAAACTGACTTGCTCAAAAGAAGTGTTGAAAATTCTGTATGGTATCTCCCATTTCAGAGGCATTTCTTCTTTTGGTTTATGAAACCCACCTTCAAATACTGTTATCTCTTGCTGTTTTATCCAATTTATCACTTTTTTGTTGGATATTTCGGCCGATGTTATGACTTGACCGTTCTTACCATAGAGAGTTTGAGACACCAATCCCTCTTCTTCGTTCAAGTGGAGAACAGTTCTTACATAATAATGGTTATTCTTGACAGAACACATCAACGGATCGTCATTGTAGTCACAATTATCTTTCTTATATTTGATTGTGTCTTTGTTGTATACCAATGCATTACCAGAATCACCAATCATTTCCCAACCATATTGAGATTTGACTTTAGCAAATTTAACATGACGGGAAACATTGGCGAAAGGAAGCTCAGAGGAGGTCGAATTAACAACTCTTGTACCATTAGAGTATGTTTCTAAAGGAGATACATAAACGATGACCTCTTGAGCTATAACAAGGGAGAATAATGAAAGTAGTAGTAACATGCAATAACTAGTAATAATATGCTATTTCAACCAATGACTCTTCGGGAGGAACAGTTAAAAAATAAACTCTGTTTTCTTGGACATTATATTCCCAATCTGGCCACAAAACTCCATCAACAAACACTGTAATGCTTGCTTGAACAGTTGGAGTCATGCTGAGATCATACCATTCAGCCAATTGAAGTTGATTTGAAGCATCAGCAACACCCTGAGACCAGTCTTCCGAGCATATATCGATTATCTGTCCTGCATATAGGTTTGTCAAATCCATATATCTATTACCAACATTATGACTGTAAGTGTTGCAAAGACTATCATCGATTGCAACATTAACAATAGAAGAGATGTATACATGTTCTCGGTAAGAGTCAAGCCATAATGAGAACATATTTAACATTGGAAACATTGTGTTTGACTGTTCTTCTTCATCGGACACAAATACAATCAACAAAGAGGCATCATCTCTCATCCAATTCTGCGAGTCTGGATTATCAACGATATAATTATATACACTTTCGAAACCTTTCTCTTGGCTGCCTATAACATTATCTGAGAACATAACAAGAGCATCCATTGTTGTATCACCCGGTAACAAGGGGAATGAAGTTAAGATTTGACTATGAAATGGACTCATCGATATTATCATAAGCCTCCAACTTACATTAGGTAGATTGTTCATCATATCATCGATACCAATTAAGACCTTATCGTAGTCATCTTGCATTGACCCTGAGCCGTCAATAACCCATATAATGTCAACACCATTTGATAGTTTTGGTTGAGAAAATGAATCGACCCATATTGGCTCTGCCTCCCCAGAGTCAACCTCCCCCGGAATATAGTTGTCTTGAATATAAACGTATTCGATTTGAGTATCCGCTTTCTCGTAAGTCAAGAAATGATCGGATAGACACCCCCATAGATATAATAATAACCACATAACATAAAACCCTCCTATAGTAACTAGGAAGGCATTTATCTAAGCGGAGCATCGCGCCCTAAATTTTTCTACTTTTATCTAGTAATTAATTAAAAAATTAAAAAATCTTTCAAATTGTTCTTCAGTGCCGTATGTTAATAGAAATTTTTCCAAAGTCATCTCAGGTAAGACTTCACCACCAGCCCAAAATTCTAAAGGCTTTGAATTTGCTTTTTTTCTAATCCATGGGGAATATTTTGTGCAAGACATCCACATCTCAATTAAACCATCGACTTGTTGCGGTTTTATAGCAGACCAGTCAGGGGCTTCTATCGTCATTAAATAAGCATTTGATACTTTAATCCAGCCATCAGGTGTCCAATCTAAACCTACACTTTCTAAATAATCCCCATGCGTATATGCAACATTTATTCTTTTTTGGTATTCGGTCGCAAATGATTCTAAATCTATAAAGTTTCCTTCCAGATCTATAAAGCCGAGAGAGTGAACAGCGCAAGAATCTCTATCAACTTCTTTAAGGGCTTTGCGAAGTTCTTCTTTTATGATTTGTTTTATTTGTTTGTTCGTTAATTTCATGGTATTTAATTTTTATTAATTTTTAAAAAGGAGGTTCTTCGTCGATCTCTTTTTGGTCATATCCTTGGTATTCAAACTTAATATCTTCGGCTATATTTATCAACCGCTCCAATCCGGACATTCCACGAGACTCTTGGTATTCATATATAGCATCCGCCAACATGTCAACAAGTTGTTTTCTATGTGAGTCTTTGTGGTCTCCGAGGATTGACCTTTCATTATGTAATATAATAGCATTTTTTTTCATGGTGCTCATTATGGTTTGATAATTTGCAGTCATTGCAGCAGACAAGATATCATCAATAAAATCAAGCATAGGGTTACGAACTTCGTTAAGGACTTTGCGAAGTTCTTCGTTGATAATTTGTCTTAGTAAATTTTTGCTTATATTCATCGATATCTCTTCCAAGAAAACGCTTTGCGACGCACGGGGTATGTTGGGTCCTGATCGTTGGCGTAAGCCTCTTTTTCAAACGGAATATTGCGATATGCGCCATGAAATGACCTGAACTTCCATAGGCCAACAAGCCAATACCAGACATACAGTAAATAAAACCCAATCAACAATAATTCGCGTTGCTGATGAAGGTGGATTATCTCATGTGTTTTTGTGCGCTGATCCAATTCGCCTTTGCAAATGATAAACGGATAGAGCGTTATCGCCCATATGTTTATAAACAGCGAAAGCGCTTGGGGTATGCGGCTATTTTCTATAATATAAAACTTCATTTATTCTAAAGCTTTGCCGCTTTTAATGTTCGCAATGTATTCTTCTGTTTTTTCTATAGCATCTTGTATTTGCTTGTCATACATCAAACCTCTTTCTGAGTCTGGCATGTCTTCTTTTTGTTTACGAAGCTGTTGTAGGGTTTTTTCTGCATCTGCAAGATTCATTTTTCCTTTCTGTGAAGCTTCAGGGCGACCTGGGCTCATTCGTTCATCAGGAGGAAGCATGCCTCTACTTTTAAACTCATCTTCAATATCGCGCAACGTTCCAAATGATCTTGGGTCATCATCATAAGCATAGATATCATGTTGCTGCTTAAGTTCATCATCAGATAAGCCTTTAAGATTCATTTCTTTTAGAACAACTTGAAGCTCTTCCTTGATAAGTTGCTTAAGTGTTTGGTTTGTTAATTTCATTTGTATATCTCCTTGAAACTCGGAAATTTTTTCCCGATTTTTTTTTACACCTTAATTAGTCCTCCACTACATAAAGAGCCCACCCCCTTAAAAACCCAAATCTGGAAATTTTCTGTGTGTGGCGCGGGTGTATCTGGCCGCCGGCCGAAAAGCTAGGTTCTAAGCCACTTATTTCAAATCGGTATGCTCTAGGGGCAGGAGGAGGGGGACCCCCCCCTGCGCGAAAACGCGCTTTGAACCTTTATTTTTTTCGGCGGCCAAAAAGCGTTCTGTCTTTGGGTGCGATGAAAACGTCGTTACAAGCTACGTTATCGTGGTTGCGGTATTGCACTTCACCGAAGAGCGCGCGATAGTGACGTAGATAGTGCTCATTCACCTTGACCGAATAGGTAGACACCCACTGCCAGTTCCTAGTAGCGTAGGACTTGAATAGGCCACGAAGAGCCATGCGGAGGTCATGGCGGATACGAGAAAACTTGTCACCCGCTGCGGCCATGGTCTCCTTACGGGGCACGTAGGTAGGGTCGACGAGGAGAATGGAGGTCATAAGCCGACTTTCGATGGTCTCCCAATACTCGTCACAGGCAGCGTAGACGGTATCTAGGTCGGACTGTGCGTAGACTTTGTGCCTCAAACCTACATTTTGCCACACTTGATATGCGGTCATCTTGTGGAGGTTGCCGCTGTGCGCTGATACTGTGTGCGTGTGCTTGATGTATTGAACGGACTTGAGAGGGATAAAGAGAGGATTGATTGTTTTCATAGGTAGATCCTAGGTTATGGAGTAAGTAAGTGAAAAGGTAGGTTGGAAGCGGCTTATTGATCGAGATCGAAACCATCTTCCATGAGGTCAGCAAGAACATCTTCTGGGCAATCTTCAAAAAGCTCCTTTGTACTTGCCTTTTTGCTCTTGCGCTTTTTAGACTTAGAAGCTGGTTTATCGTAGGTTCCATCATCAATCTGGCGCATAGCGATTTCCATATTGAGTTCTTCGATACCCTCAGCAAGGTCGTTGTATCGCTGGTTGCTCGCATTGATACGTTCTACCTGTGTTTTCGAAAGACCGTTAAAGTCAGCGATCGTCCAGTCAGTGCGCATACGACGCGCATTGAACGGATCATTGTCATGAGGACAAACTTTGTCCAGTTGGAGGTGGCAAGAACAAGAAAAGTAACGAATAGACATATTGTCTCCTATAGTGAATGTTACAGTATATAAACAGAAAAAAAGTGAAAAAAGGACAGGTTTTTGGTGAGAGTCTCGGACAGTTTATGACCGCACATTTTTTGGTCTCTCCATCTCAAAAGTCAGTTTGTCCATAACTGAAACAAGGTGGATTTGAGCGGTTGCAAGGTTCGCACAAGGGATACGAACCCATTGGGTTTTGTCGACGTCTACATCGATTTCCCAACCTTCGATAATGTAGTTACAACCTGTGTCTTTGATACGACCCCATACACGAGTGTGCTTTGAAGCACCGTTAGAGCGCATTGTGTTCACCCAAACGCTGTGAGAAGGGCCAAAGCCGCGTGATTTGGTGATAGATGGGGTTGTAAGTGCGTTATTGGACATAGTGTCTCCTGTGTTGTTAGAAAGTGAGTTAGAAAGTGTATTTTGAGCCATGTGGCCTCCAGTGTTGTTAGAGAGGTGGTTATTGAAAAGTACGAAGTGATCAAGTCTCATGTGATCTCCTGAAAAGGTAGGTTAAAGGTGGGTTTATTCAAAAAGAGAAAGGAAATAGAAGAGGCCGATTGAGCCGATAAAAGCAAGGAAAAAAGAAGTGATAGCAATAAGCATTTTTTGTCTCCGGGTTGTTTTGATTATACTATAATATAACATGGTGAAAAGGGTCAAGTCAAGGTCTCGGACAGTTTGTGACCGGACAGTTTGTGTCCTACCATACGAGCCAGTCATATTGGCGAACAAGCTCTTCAGTTTGGCACTGATCCAAATCATAGGATAAAACTACGTTTTCAAGGGATTGAGCGAACTCTGGTTCTGCGCTTTCTTCAAGCTCGGAAACCAAGGTTTCAAGTGCTTTTTCGATGAGATCCCACTCTTCGGTGGTGAAATAGTTGTTTATGTTCTGAAGCATAAATCCTCTGGGAAAGAAAAAAAAATTTTGAGTGTCGAACCATCCGACATCTATAATATGACCTGTTGGGAGGCTTTTGTCAATATGGGCGGACAACTTTTGACCGGACACTTTTTGTCCGGGCTCCGGAGCCTTTAATTTGAGTTATGAAAAGTTTTTTTGGCACGCTTTTTGCAATAGAATCATTTTGAGTTATGACAAATAAAATTGGCACGGATCTTGCAAGGGATATATTTTGAGTTATGAAAAGTTTTTTTGGCACACTTCTTGCAAGGCCGATTTTGAGAATGAGAATCAATATCAATAGGATCTCCGGACAAAAAATGACCGCAAGGAGTTTTATCTCCCTACGGGAGCGACCTTTATTCAAGGCGCACGCAAGGCCGTTTTTAGAGCATGCGACGCATGGTCATTTCGACACTCTCAAAGCCTTTGAGCTTGAATGTGGTGTAGGTTGGATCATGCTGGATGATGGTGTAACCATCTTGATCTGTGAAGATTGCAAAGTCATCCTCCGCGCTCAAGTGTGCCTCATTCTGTGCTACCTGTTGCTCACGTGTGAGGTTATTGTATTCCATACACAAGGCCATGAGCCGCTGGTGCTGGAAGTCGCTCACTGGGAGAGCCATATACACCTTTACGAAGTGCGCATTGGAGATAATGTTCTTATGGCCAATGAGAGAAGAGTCGAGAGTATAGAGAAAATCAGTAGTTGGGAGAGTAGAGTATTTCATAGTAGTCTCGTTGTTAGTGTTAGATGTAGTCATGTGTATATCCTGTGGAGGGGTGTAGGGTAGGGGGGTAGTAGTGTAGTATGTAGGGTGGTAGGCTAGTGGGCTACTTGTCGCTGGGGTGATCCATACGACCTGTGCTTGCATAGCCCCAGTTGTATCCGGTGTTTCCATCCGGTGCATAGCCATGCTCTCGGATACGCTTGTTGTCGGTGATCTCAATGCTTCGCACAATGAGGTTCCCATAGGGATCTTTTGCATAGCCTGTATTGAACTGCGCCATGAGCATGTTGAACTGGGCTGGGGTAAGCTCAATCTCTACGGAGGAAGCGTTCTTAAGGCAGATGGTGAGTGTGAGGTCACTCTTCTGAGAACGCATTACATTGATGTTGTACTCCATGAGTACGGTATCGACTTGCTCTTGGGTGAGGCCATAAGTCTCTTGGACTTCTTCGATAGCGTTGGTTGCAAAGTCACCTCGGTTGATGAGCTTGGTGAGGAGGTTGAGAGAGTTAAAAATGATTGTGGACATAGTGTCTCCGAATAAAGGTTTTAGGGGGTTTGGACTTCGGAATGATTCAGCAGTCTTGAAACTCATTATCTCATTCGTTTTCGTCATATATATAATATAAGCTGTTTTGTTGGTCTTGTCAAATGTGGTGGACAGTTTTTGTCCTACTAGTGTTCTAAGGGGAATCTGTGGAGGTTTTGATACATGGTTCGGATCTCTCGTATCTGAGCTTTGTCAAGGCCATAGTAGTAAGCCTGAGTCAAGAGAGAACCATAGAAAGTATCGTCACCATAGTGAAGATCTTCTACAATGTTGTCAAAAGCTTCGATTGTAGCAGTCTCATAGAGGTCTTGCATACACTCCTTGTTGAAACAGTGCATACAAACTACCTTATCGTCATTGTTTCGGAAGTGTCCAATGTCATCCTCCGGAATGAAGGTAGAGCAATCTGAGCAGTGAATGAAAATATTGTGAGCCATGAGGCCTCCAAAAGAATGTTGTTGTCGGTCGTTGCCGATACTTATAGCTTATAGCATTGGAACGATTTTGTCAAATGTGGTGGTCAAAATATGTCCGGTCTGGCTCTGAGCGTAGCTCAAACGGAGGTTGGGGTCGGATTTGAGTTATGTATATTTTTTTTGGCACACTTCTTGCAAACACGAAAAAAGTCTTGACACGTTTTTATCTCGCTCTGGGAGCAACCTAAACTCACGCTATCTGTATGGCCGTTTTTGGAGCTTTGAAAAGTCTTGACGCAAAGCTCATTTGAGTTATGGTAAGAAGTTTTGGCACACCTTTTGCAAGGGATCAAAATGAGAATGAGAATCAAAATCAAAAAGGATTGGGCGCATACGCAAAAAAGCTCTTAAAAAGAGCTTGGAAAAAATAGGCGATAATCGGAAAGTTTACGGAGTAAAAGGCGTTTTACATGTGGGAGCACTAGTTAGGTATAGGTGCGTGTGTTTTGGCATGGTTCTTGCTCTGATACGTCCACATATAAGGCACATTTTCAATACATCCATAACGCACATCCAACAAACATTTTCATAAAGTTTATTTCCTCCACCTTCTAGCCCATTCGTTTACTTGCGTTTGGGCTTTTTTGCACATAGCTTTCCACACGCTCTAGCGGGCTTGGGATTGGCTAGCTGACTATGCACAAGCTGACGTTCTCTCATATCCATGAGGACACCAACAAGCTCAAGAGCTTCCAATAGCGTCATATCGCCTACGGCTTTATCAAGTCCGTTATCAATGATTGTGAGGGTTCTATCTATCAATGTGTCTAGTGTGTTCTGTGTATTCATAGGAAGTTCCTTGGTTTTCGGTTGGGGGTAGGGTAGTAGGGTAGTAGGTTAGGGGATAGGATACTAGCATGTGAAGTCAATCAGTTCCATGTCAAGATCAAACTCGTTCTGATAGTGATCGAACATATCTTGGTCTATTACTTCGTAACACTCATCTTCCTTGTTATGGATAAAGAAAGCAACGTAGTTGTAAGATACAGTGTCAAAGTAAAGAGCAGCGTTCTTATAAAAAGAGAAAGTTTTATTTTTCATGTGTTCTCCGATTGTTCAGTTTGATGGTGAGATATGAGAAGGTGATAGATACGGTTAGTTGTATGAGGGTTAGCGTCAATAGAGGGTTCATTTCAGCACCTGCTTGCAGATTAGAGGGATAGCGTATTCTTCATACGCATGTAGCATTTCTTGGAGGTTGCGATACGCTTGTCTCTTGCGTTGGATCTCTACAAGATCATTCACATAAGAACCATCGGGATTCTTTTGGTCTTGTAGCTCGTCAATCTCAATGTATAGGCAGTTCAAGTCTTTGTATAACTTTGAGAGGGTAGCTACTTCTGCGAAGTATTCGTATCGGGTGTCCATAGTTCCGTTTCGGTATGCTTGTAGTGCAAGGTCAAGATAGTTTGTCATGTTGTCTCCAGTTGTTCGGTACATCTATAATATAATCGGTTCTCAGCTATTGTCAAGTGTGGTGGACAAAATGTGTCCGTTAGTCCAGTTCCAGTTCGCATTGGTCATTGAGTTCATCACGTACAGTCTCGTAACACTCATGGATGACTTCCCATCCTTGGACATAAACCCACATGTTGCAGACAGCCTCTGGAGAGGATAGGTCTGTGTGGACTTCTCCGAAGTTGTGTTGCTCATACTCTTGAACGTCACCGATCATATCGAAAGCAGAATCGCCCATCCATTGCTTAGCTTGGTAGTGACCAATGATGTAATAGTCTCGGTTAAAGATTTGGTCATGCAAGTCTGAAACATAAGCGTCTCGGAAGTCTTGGTTGTCCATGTATTCTGCGATCTCACGAAGTCGGTCAAGGCAAAAGTCTTTGATTTCTTTTTGGTTTTGTTGGTAAGTGAATGACATATTGTCTCCGTTGGTTGGGTTATATTAGTAATGTATCTGATTGGGGTGGAAAAGTCAAGGACAGAAAATGTCCGTTTACACTGGTGTGGCTCTGAAGTCTTTTGCATTGCGTGGTGCTTTCTTGCGTGCCTTGCTGATAGCATCCTGTTTGGATGTGGCTTGCACTCGGATGAATCCGTACTGCGCTCCAAAGTTTGCGCCTGTTGTATTGTATGTGTAGTCTACGAAATAAGTCATGTTGTTCTCCGTTGTTAGCATGAATATGGTTGGTTGTTGTCTTGTTGTTTTCGTGGTGTGCAGTGACCGTTCTCTATAAGAGCGTCTGCTGTTCTATGGAACCATCCTTGTAGCTGATAGGCCATCCCAGTGTCGATAAGCACTTGCCAAGCTTGGATGTATTGCTCTTGGCTCTCGGCTTGATAGACACCCTCAGCGATCATGATTGCATCAAAGGTGGGCATTTCTTCTTCAAAGGGTAGTTCAAGTTGTATCATTTTAGACATATTGTCTCCGTTGTTTGGGTTCTAGTTATTTGGTTTGAGTTGTACCATATCGGCTTTAACAAAAGGTTTCCATCTGGTCGAATAACCTGCTACATTTGCTGTTCTTTTAGAACGTTTGTACCATCTGACACCTTCAAAATAGAAGTATGATCGTACTGGGATTTGACTGAATGAAATATGTTTGTTGGTCATAGTGACTCCGTTGGTTGGTGATGTTTATAATGTATCTCGTTTGGTTGGAAAAGTCAAGGACACTTTTTGTCCTTTTCTATAAAGTCCACAAGGTCAACGTCAACCTTGACAATGCGTGAACCTGTTTCGCAGTTAGGGAAATGCACAGTCAGTTCTGTGCTAGGGTAAAGCCACCCTGTGGATCTATAGTCCGTAACTACGCCTATTCCAAAGAACTTGTGCTGTTTTGTTTTTTTACGCTTTACTAGTTTACCAATCATTTTAACTCCGTTGTTGGTTGGTGATGTTTATAATGTATCTCGTTTGGTTGGTTTAGTCAAGGACATTTTTTGACCGTTTGTCTATTTTCCCTCTGCAAGCCATCTTGTTGGCCTGTTTTTTCTTGTCTCCATGAGATCCTGAGCCTGAGCCTTGACGTTTGATATGCTCAAGATGTGTGAGATTGCGAGGTTGTAACTTCTTTTTCATGGTTCTTCCTAGTTTAAGTCGGTTGGATCAAAACAAGCTTTGATAAGCTCCATGAGAGCCTGTTCTGCTATCTCTCGGAGTTGTGGTGGGGTTCCATCTATATTCAAGGCTTGCAAAGCAAGATTGATGGATACAAAGGTTTCGTGGTCTTTTCCATCAAAGATGGAGGATAAAGGCATTTTGTTCATGGTTGTCTCCTATTGAAGAGGTTCTATTGTGTTGCTTATGTCGTTTAGGGTGTCGATAGACAAACCAGTAACGAATTCATATTCAGTACAGGTTCGGTAGCCACCCATACCGTTTGGGGTTTGTCTTGTGGTATGGGAAAGATAGACTACTGGCTTGCCATTTACGAGGATTAGATCGCCTTTCGTAAGGCTTTCAGCCCACATGTTCTTACCATGGTTTGGATAGTGTTTGTGGAAGTTCTTTGCGAAGTTAAGCATGGTTCTCATTTTGTCTCCGTTTCAGTTGGTGATGTTAGTAATGTAACCCATTGAGAAAAAAAGTCAAATCGGGAGGACAGAATATGTCCGGCAAGGGTTCGTTCCCTTTAGGGAACGGATTGAGGAACTGGTTTGAGTTACGTAAACTTTTTTTGGCATAGATATTGCAAGGGGTGTCTCTACTCTGAAACTGCCCCTCGCGCTATCTCATTCACCGTTTGACTTTGATATGGTAGCTTGAACCTCGTTTATTGACATAGAGTGTCTCAATACCGTCCACATGCTCGTCACGTGCGATCGCATCAAGTAGGTGTTGCACGTCAAACTGTGTAACAGTTTCCTCGCTTATGACGTTCGCTACGAAGTCATGAAGATCTCCATCCCAATCACCCCAAAGGTTCTCTATGAAGTCAAGAGCCTCTTTCACTGCCTTGATGGTGACTGTTGTTTTATCCTTCATTTTTGCCTCCGTAGTGAAAGGTGTCGTACTTGGTTGTGCGCTTGATCTCCTTTGGAGACAGGACACGCACTTGTGTTCCCTTACGTGTGGTGATAATCACCTTGTCCATTGTGTATTTACTCATGTATCCTCCTGTGGTTGTGTGAGTTGTGTGTAGTAGAAGCGCAGACTGCTCTCGCTTATGTGAGCAAAGCAATCGGGAGCGTCAATGTATCTGAGTGTGTAGAATCCATCTTTGACCGCAGTGCATACGCATATGCCGCTCTCGCTCTTCCATAGTGTGCCGACCATAGTTTCTCCTTGGTGGGGGTAGGGTAGTAGGGTAGTAGGTTAGGCTATCTTGGTCATGGATCTCTCTACGAAGAAATCACGAAGTGTCACATGACCTAGACTGGGTGTTGTAAACACATAGTACAACGCCCCACCTGTTGTATAGTATTTGTCTTTGAGAATGTATATCTTGCCTTTTCGACATTTCCATAGTGTACCAATCATTCTTCTTCCGTTGGTGTTAAGGGTTCAAAGTATCTATCCAGTTCTCGTAGTCCTTTGACTACCCATGTGTCTCCGTTTGTTATACAAACCATGGTGAAGTAGGGTATGTGTGCATAGTCTATGCTTATGCAAGCGTATATGTGCTTACTGTGTCTTGATCTATACAACATCCCTATCATGTTATCACCTAGTCTATCGCTATGACACGTTCATTAGTTGTGAAGTAAGGGTTCTCCTTGCCTCGTTGGTCAGTCATCCACATGCGTTGGCACTTGCTGGCTATCGGCTTTGGAGCCTCCATATCTGTGAGGATGATGTGACCATCGAAACCGTTCTCATTGACGTATCGTGTCGGAGCGTCAAAGCATGTGCCGCCACACTTGACACGTTCCCATGTCTTGCGTTCACCTTTCTTCCAAGTGTAGACAAGACTCTCGTCCACTTCAGTATCAAAAGGCACAACGGTAAACTCTGCAAGGCTTGATAGGCTATTGAGTTCTGCGAAGAATGAGGCAAGCATTTCATCCGATACAGAACCAGACTGGTCAATGCTGATAGCAATCTTGGCTTGACGTGTAACCTTGCGACCGGCATGAATGTATGGAAACCTACGGTTAAGTCTACGAACAGTCGAACGCTTATTGCTACGCTGTGAAGTCTTGATGAAGTATCTCAGAACCTTGCGCCAGTCAATCTTGGGAGTGATAGCATCCATGATCTGCTTACGAACGTCTGCCGATACAGATCCCCAGCCTTGACCGCTTGAAGCATCCTTGGCGGCTTTCTCCATAGCATCTTTCAAACGCTCTTTGGCCATAGCCTTTGTCTCTTCGTCAACGTCACCCCAACCGCTATGGTCGTCAAGAACGTGGTCACCAAGAGAAGAGCCTTGGCCTTGGCCTTGTGATGGATCGCCTTGGCCTTGACCGCCTTGACCGTCACCTTGGCCTTGACCATCGTCTTTCTTGAACTGCTCATCTTCTTCAATAATCTTAAGATAAGCCTCAGCAGATAAACCGACAGGATAGTCTGCGAAAGGTGTATCGGCTTTGCCGGGTATACAGCCACCATCGGGCAACATGTCAGCAATATGACTGTTGATTGCAAGGTCTGTCGCAACGTTCCACTTCATAGACATACCCTCAGCCGGAAGTCGTGTGGTGACATGCTCAAAGATGATGTGGTAAAACTCGTGCATTAGAACACCAAGCTTTTGCTTGTCTGTAAGGCTAGCCATGAACTCTGGATTGTAAAGCATCTCAAACTGTGCTGACTGTGGATTGATACGGACACCAGCAGTTGGAATGTGCTTGGATGGTGCTTTGTGAATACGTCTTGAAAGACTTGCGAAGAACGGTTCTTGTTGTAGCAAACGGAAAGTGTGCATGTTCAAGTCAAACTTTTCTGTTGTTTCGTTATCACTCATTGGAATCTCCTTGTTGGGGTGATATAGATAACTTATCCGATTGGGATGGTTTTGTCAAACGTGGTGGACAAAAACTGTCCGGTAGTTTAGAAAGCTCTATTCTGTCTAGGTTGGTGTGCGCTTCCTCTATCTTTTGAGCTAGGGATTTGACTTCCAAAGGCTCCGACAGTTCTTCAAGCTCTGGTGGAAACTCAATCTTTTGTCTTTGTATTGCGTAATACGTTATATTGCTGTATTGTAGCTTTGGTCTACTCATTGGTTCCTCCTGTCTTGAAACCCATAGGTGCTTTCTTCTTGGGCTTTTCTGCCTTGGGAAGTGCTTGTGGTGGCATAGCCATACCCATAAGGGCTTGCAAGGGTATTCCCATAGAGTTGCCTTGTGGTTGCATAGCCATGATTAGCTTGGATAATAGCTCGTCTGATATGTTCAGTGTAATATTAATCTCGTTATTGCTCATTGGTTTCTCCTGCATTGTCTACAATGCTTTTAAGTAGTTGTTGCTTGTGGGTTGGTAGTAAGGACTTTTGGTGGTTTAGGGTTTCCACGTCGGGCATTAGGAACAAAGACCAGTCTTTGAGAGTCTTGGATAGTTGCCTTGCCTGTTTCAATGTGATGTTGTGTCTGATGGAATAGCCTGTGGACATGTGTGATAATGTCCATGACTTTTCATCCTCTTTACGATGGACATAGAAAGGGAAGTCATTTCCGTAGGAACCATCACAATATGTCCAAACTGGATGATTATCTTCAAATGTTCGTATCTTGAATGTACCTTTGCGTATTCTCATAGGTGTCTCCATAGAAAGGGATTATAGTCTCCTTGTTTCAAGGCACAAGGAGCCAAAGCCAGCGAGGTGAAATGTTAGTTACCAGCGTTTAGGATACCGACAACATAGTCTTGGATGGAAGTGCCGTCTACTTCAATCGCCCAAAGTTTAGCGATATTGTAGGTTGATTCGTCAGTTTGAGCCATGGACTGCCACAGAACCATGACGATCTCTGATGGAAGTTGCAAGAAATATTTTGCAAGGTTATCAAGACGAGTGTCTGATAGACGTTCTGCAAAGATGTTCTTTGCTTTCATCTTTTCGACCATAGCATTGTGGTCATTGATCTTCCAACCTTTGATCTTGTCGAACTTACCATCATCTAGAAGATCTTCGATAGTGACTTGACGATCGTACTTGTCAAGGAAGTCTTTGAAAGCTACTGCACCCTCAAAGCCGATGAAAGAGCAAGCGATATGGTAGGTTACAGATGAACCCTCAATCTCGTTACCCATTCCAGACAAAGTCTGAGACAATCGTTCCCAAGAACGTCTTGATGGGTAAACCTTGTTAGGCTCGTAGTCATCATTGTGTTCAAGATGGTTGTGGTTCTGATTGATGAAGTCCCAGATCTCTTGTGCTACGTTACCCTTAGCCCAATCAAGCCAATCTTCTACCGTAGGTTCTACGTCAAAGACGGTATAGCGATCAAGCTCTGCTGGATCCATCTCACCTACTTGGTATTGAGAACCATGCTCTCCACCGTTTACACAAGCAAAGATAAGGGTTTCGGGATGCAGACTGCGACCGGCAATCTTGCGGCTATCACAAAGCTCAAAGATACCTTGGCGGACTTCAAGCGTAGCTCGGTCTACTTCGTCAAGGAAGAGGACGACAGGAGTATCACAAGCAGTCTTGAACCACTTTGGTGGACACCACTCAGTTACATCATTGTCTGATTGCTTTGGCAAGCCAAGCAAGTCACCCTCAGTCATTTGGCTAGCACGTCTTTCGACAACAGGCAAACCGAGTTCTTTGGCTTTTTGGTATACGATGGTAGATTTACCGATACCATGCCGACCACGAACGAGGACAGGAAACTTTGCGTTAAGGATAGGGTTGATTACGTTAGAGAATGTTTTGAAGTCAATAGCCATGGGAGGCCTCCGTTTGTTTTGTTGTTAGTTCTTCGTTATGAAGATGTTTATATTATAACTAGGTTAGGGTTTGTTGTCAAGGACATTTTTTGTCCGAAGTTTATTTTTTTTCTTGTTGGTGGGTTCTCGTTTACATTTTTGTCTCCGTCAGTTGCTGATGTTTATAATGTATCCTGTTCACTTCGATTCGTCAAGGACATTTTTTGTCCGCTCATCTTTTTTTCTTTTGGGCTGGCTATAGGTTGCCCACTGATCAAGCAGAAATGCAGTCATAAGGACTATCCCTGTGTTTATAAGGAACATGTAAAAAGCATTGTGATGAATCATGTTGTTCTCCGTTGTTGATGTTTATAATCTATCCGATTGAGTTCAAAAAGTCAAGGACATTTTTTGTCCGTTTATCCAATATGGTACTTGCGTAGTATTGGGAGGTCGTTTTCTTCTATCTCTTGTGCATAATATAACCGAAAACCACGATGGGTATATGGCGATATGTACACTCTGAGATCTTCGTCATAAGCAAGATCTTCTTGTCCAGACCATGCTTTTAGCACTTCATGTTCATTTGATGTGTCTTTCATGTAGATAATAGCTTTATCCCAATACTCATGATCTCCGTCATAGATCGTTATGGTTAGTAAATGATATTTCATGTTTCCTCCGTTGTTGGATATTAGTAATGTATTGTGTTTTATCTCAATTGTCAAGGACATTTTTTGTCCACATTCTATCAAACTCTTTCTTAGTGAATATGAGATAGCGATCTTGTACTTTCACATGAACAAAATACTCATGTACAAGATGCTCTACAAGCTTGACTATGATACAAGATACGTTTGGGTTATCTTGTCTTGTGTATATTTCTCCGACTTCCATGTCTATTCCTCCTTATTTACTTTTTGTAGCATACCCCTAGGGAACGTGAATATGCGATTGTCTTGGAAGATGTGTATGTCATACACACCCTCACGCCTTTCACACACAACCACGCCTATTATGTTCTCCAACCCATACATGTGTATAAGGTCGCCCACCAGTAGGGTACCAGTACGCATGTTTATTTCCATGCGTTAATGTGGACTACAAGGTTTGCAGGTCGCCAATCGGACTTCATACCGTTTTGTAATTGCTCATAGGTTCTCTTCTTGACAAGAGTTCCAAAGGATTCTTTGTAGGAAGTAATCCACTCTTGGGGTAGGGGAGTAGGGGAGTTGGTGATTACAGACACCAATGAACAAGCTGGTGCACCATTCCAAAAGGAATGTATTCTACCGTTCTCTCCGACAGTGTTAAACTTCGCATGAAGATTATCAAGTCGTCTTGTCTCTCCATCTACCAACACACAAACTTCTATCGGAGAATGAGCGTCATTATGGTTCTTGCTCATACCAGAGAATACATTTACAGTATTCCAGTTTATCTTGGTGATGATACCAGTGCTTTTTACTGTTTCTCTATTGTTCCAGCTACCCTTTTCATAAGTGACTTGAACACAAGCACCAACAGATAGACCACCATCCAGTACAAGGTCTTTGTAGGCCGCGTGTCGCCAGTTCTCATTGGCTTTGTAACAGTCTTTGAGAAACTGTTCCATGGTCGGACAAGTGCGTCTTGTATGGTCTTTGCCACCACAAAAGCCACATGTTCTATTGACTGCCTTGCGTTTGACTTTGTGTTCAAAGTTGAATCCACGTTCTTTCTGAACCTTGTATGCTTTGCGACAGTTACGGAACCATGCCGCAAGAGCATTGTTGGCTACATCATCAATAAGAGGATCAAAAGCCGCAGTGTGCCATGTAGCATAGTTGTAGCCACGTCTGATAAGATTACCATCTTTGTCTTTGGGAATCTCCAGTCTTGATAAGAAGTTCTCCCAATCACCTTTGACGTGTGGGCATTGGTATTGGTTGTGTCCTGTTTCTCGGCAATAGCCACATGTTGCTTTACTTCTGTTTGATGTGTTCTTATTTTCATGAATATTCATGTTGTCTCCAATGAAATGTTGTTGATTGTTCGTTGTGAACATATTATTAACTTATTGTGTTTGGTTGAAAAAGTCAAGGACAGAAAATGTCCTTTATGGTTTAAGTGTGTGTTCAGACATGTCTATCTCCATTTCTATGCTCCAAAGAAGTTCTTGGCATTTGTCGAACATAGTTTCCAGTTCTTTTATTTTGAGCGTGTGTTCTGGGTTGTAGAGGGTTTCAAGGTTCTTTTCTGCCCATGTTAAATCCTCATCATTTTGATCAAAAACACCTAAGAGAAGCTCCAAGCTCTCAGAGCAAGCCACTTGCAAAGCACCTTTTCGTGTCATGTGGATACTGACTGCTTCTCTACCATCCCATGGTCTTGTTATTGTAACTTCGTATACGTTCATTGTTTCACCTCTTTGAGTTCTGTTGGGTTGTAATGATGTGTTTTGCCTGTTTTCAAGTTTGTTCCAGTGATATACACTCCATGTGTATACCCTGTTATCACCACTAAATCTCCAAGCTGTGATGGAAAATGACTTGCTATTGCAACCACTTCGCATAGTGTTCCTATCTTCATACTCTTTCCTCTCCAGTGAGTTGTTTGATTGGTAGTAGATCCTTTTCGGGAATGAAGTCATACATGCCTATACAAGTTCCAGTCAAGTATACGACCATAATGTGGCTCTTTCCATAGCGACCAAACTTCTTGATATAACCAAGTTCATTGAGTCCACGCTCATTATACACTCTTACTAAATCACCTATTTGCATGCTATCACCTCCAGTTGGTATCCATTGATACCATAAACTTCTCCACTAGCCCAGTGAATGAGCCACCTATCTGCGACACCTATCTGTCGAATGACGATACCAATGTCTCCAAAAGGGTTTTCTACTACACTACCTGTTTTCATTTTATCTCCGTTGTTCGGTGTGATGTTTATAATGTATCCGATTGAGGCAAAAAAGTCAAGGACAAAAAGTGTCCGGCTTTGATTGTTGAGGTTTTAACTTCTTTATCTCGTATCTTTTGAACCAAACTCTCTTGTTGTGTACGCTTCTACCCTCGCAAAACCACTGTATCCCAAAGTCATAGTACCCTTTGGCCGGATAAACCTCCAATATGATACCAAAACCCTCGTAATACCTGTGGTTGTGCTTTAACTTCGCACCTTTGGCCGATAACACAACAAGATCGCCTATTTTCATTCTCTATGTCTCTCCAAGATGTGCTTGATGAATCCATCTGGACACCAAACATGCACTACCCTCCAACCCTCAAACGGTGTTGGGATGGTCTTGCACACCTCTGCGCCTGTCTCTGTACGCTCCACATACACACACAGGTATGAGCCACTATCGTCACCCTCCTGCTTGACTATGAACGCACTGTCAGTATGGTCAGGCATTATTTTCATAAGGTTTTGTATTGCTTGTTCTCTTTCTGTTTTCATGGTTGTCTCCTTTGTTAAATAGTTTTTCCTAATAGTTCTCGCATCTTGAATAGACCAAGCTCTTTGTGCTTACATTCAAGCATCACATCCACATCATGTCCGTATGTATCCACTGGTAGCCAGTACGAATCTGAGTGTGCATGTGCCTTGATGGACGTGTCATCATACTCTGTGGCGCGGGACTGGGAGTAGTGCACCACCGGGGTAGTATCCCCCCACGTAGACACCGCAAGGGCAAGGGCATCGGGGTTGGATAGGCCACCAGTGCAGAACGTGTGGTGGTGTAGGTCATGCACGATAGGTATACCAGTACGCTTGTAGACTTCCATAAGGTCTAGGGTAGAGTAGAGGGAGGCACGATCATCATTCTCCACAGTCAAGCGAGAACGCACTGCATCTGATAGCCTGTCCACGTTGCGACAGAAGTTGTCGATAGCTTTGGGCTTGTCACCATAGGAAGCACCGACATGTATATTGAGCTTTGCATAGTGAGTACGAGGGAGGCATAGCAAGTCAAATAGCTCGCCATGGATCTCCAAGTCTCGGATAGAGTTGCGAACAACATCTTCGTTGGGCGAGGCAAGTTTGACGAAGTGATCGGGATGTGATGTGACACGCATACCATGCTCTTCGATGAATAGACCACACTCAAAGAGAACCTCTTCGATCTGATCGTAGTCCGGTAAGTCAGTGAGTTGATACTCGGTAGCCCACGATACAATCTGCGAGGACAGACGGAAGAACTTGATGTTGTGTTGCTCGTTCCATTGGAGTATCTTAAGCAAGTCTTTACTGTTCTGCAAGAAGATAGCAGAGGCATGGGGCAAACCTTTCTCTTCAAAGGTAGCCTTGCGAAATGTGCGATTGGTTGTGATACGGTTTTTGATGGACTGCTCCGAAAGTCCTTTGTTGATACATGCGTAACCTAGTTTCATGTTGTCTCCTGTTGTTGAATACCTATATAATATAACCTATTGTCTCAGAAAGTCAAGGACATTTTTTGACCATGATTTCTTTTCTTACCCAAGAGCGTTCTCCGTCCATCCAGAACACCTCATACTCAAAGGTATCCATCGCCACAATAATACCCCAACACCAAGAGTTGATGTGGTGTTCTGCTAAATCACCTATTTTCATCTAGCACCTCTTTTCTTGACCATGGATCGCTTTGAGATCCATGAGCGATCACCATCATTCCAAAATATCTCATACTCATGAGTATTGACTGCTACAATAATCCCCCAAAGACGAGATACAGAATAATGTTCTGCTAAATCACCTACTTTCATTGATCGCTCCTATTACAACGAACACGCTGGTAAACTGGTCGTCAGCCACCGGATCTGCTTTCAAGATCCATTTAACCTTTGTATATCCGTCTTTGCCCACTCTCTTGACGATACCTATGTTTCGCCACATGCGCCATTTCTCCGTTACTAAATCACCTTTCTTCATGCTAGCACCTTAAGTTGTTCTCTCGCCACACCTATCTCGTATGTGGTGTTTGGGATCTTCACTGCGTAGCTATCGACAAATCCGGGTCGTCTGCAAACGTATATAACAATCCCAATCTTTCCACTGTACTTACCAAAGCCTTGTATCTGTACTAAACTTCCTACTTTTATTTTCATGGTGTCTCCTACTGTTTAATCTCTTTCCACTGTCGGCCATGCCCATCTTCATCTTGAACCCAGCCAAACACTTTTTCCACCTCTTTGTGTATCACCTCTAAACATCCAGTGCCCAAAGAGTTACGACCACCAGTGTGAACGTTTAATAGGTCTGCTACGAAGCCATATGCGTCTACAAAACCCCTTACACGAAGAACCTTATAGAATCCTAGTATTTCCTCTCCATACTTATGAATAACCAAGTCGCCTGTCTTAAAACCAGACAAATATTCTTTTCCTTTACTTCCGAAACTCATATTTCCTCCTATATAGCCAGTTGGCCTTTGTAAAAGAACACGTTCTTGTGCCCTTGTCTCTCTAAACTATCTGCAAACCGTAAAGCTTGATACATAGTCATTGGTTTACTCTCATGCAGTTTATCACTGCTCACATAATAACATTTCTCTATTGTATCTAACATGTTGTCTCCTGTTGTTGAATACCTATATAATATAACTGATTGACCGAAATAGTCAAGGACATTTTTTGTCCTCTAATAAAAGCTTCCTCAGATGATCTTTATCCTCTTTTACTCGTTGCTCCATCTTACCTTTCAAGTCAAGCATCGCTTTCTTTATTGTATGATTATTCTCACCTTGTTTTATTGCAGAAACTATTTTGTTTGGTAGCTCTGCATAAGTGCATCTGTACTTCTTAAACTTCTTGCTCTTTGTTTCTCCAAGACCGACACATACAAAGGGGTTCGGTGTGTGTTGTCCTTGTTTCTCTAAGGCTATTTTAACTATATCATCCGGTGGTATCACAATCCATATATCTTCTTTTGGATCATATCCCACACCTACTAGATACTTATACGGTCTAGTTTGGTTCCACGTTTTCTTTTTTGATTCTCCATAATACTCTGTATTCCCAATCGTAACTATGAAATCTCCTTTTGCTTTCCCTTTCGCTGACTTGTCTCCATTATCATCTATGAAAGGGCTTGAAGCTATTATCTTTTCCTCTGTTGTTTTGCCGCTATTTGTTATTCCCATTTTACATCTCCTGTTGTCTCTATTCAATGTAACCGTTCTCTGCCTGTTCGTCAAGCAGAAACATATATTCTTTCAGTTGTAAAGTTTCATACTTACTTTTCAGCCATTTCACTTTACACTTTGTCTTGTCAAGATCCTCGGTGACTATACCAAAGCCGATCTTGTCAAATACTTTTTTGTCTTTATGCCTTGCCAGTATCTTCTTCATGTTTCACCTCCCTTAATAATGTTATGTATGGGGTTGACCATAGGCCACCTTTCATTCTCGGATCTGTATCTTTCTCGAGTTGAGCAAAATAATGTACTATGTAGTATCCTGTGTCGCATATTTTTGTGATACATCCTATTGCAGTGAACCCTTTGTTGGACACCTTTACTAAATCACCTATCTTCATCTTATCACCTCTAATCTATCTTCTTTCCATAATAATGTCTTTCCATCTATGAACACAAGCCATACGGTGTCTGTGCCTGTTGCTTTGCGCCTTAATACACCTATTTTGCCTAGGTATTTCTGGTGTTCCCAAGAATAGACACTGTTTATCCTAACTAAATCACCTATCTTCATTGATCATTCTCCTAACCCATTCGTTACCATGCTCTTTCGCATACTCTGCAACATAGTCACTCTTGAACGTGAGCATTTTCTCATTCTTGATAACTACGTTTTCAAGCTGATAGCCAGCGATAAGGAATGTTTCATCCACATTTACTGATGGATCGAATGAGAGAATCACACGACACACTGCGAAAGGCATAGACTTTTGTTTCTTAACCATTTTGCCTGTCTTTGAGTCTTTGTATGGTTTTGCCCAATACTTTCTAAATGCAATCTTGTCTATGACTGCTGTTATTGCTTTGCCACCATTGGCGAAGAACACATTCATTTTTGGTTTGATATAAGCCATGCTTACCTCCGTTGTTGTTTACCTATATAATATAACTGATTGTCCGAAATAGTCAAGGACATTTTTTGACCGGTGTTAAGATTGAAACGCTATGTGCATCAACAACCCCATTGTGTGCCCACCTAACTCTAACAACAGTGTCATAAGGACTTACCCATTCCACTATTCCTATCCAGTTCTTACCGTACTTGAACACTCTCATTACTAAATCACCTACTTTCATACTTCCACCTTTTGCACATATGTTTTTCTAACCTGTATTATCTGTCCATCTGCTGGACAATACACGCGTATCCAGCCAGTCCATAAGCCTATTCCCATGTAAATCATAGGTGTCTTATCTAAATCTTTACTGACTGGTACAACGACATCACCTTTCTTCATCTAACACCTCCAAGGAATAAAAAGGAACCCACAGTGTCTTGTGTCCTACTTGTACTTTGTATTGCCCAAACTGATTGATTGGGGCTAGAACTATACCTATGTATCCATGAACATCACCATGGATGGACATACCTTTGTTGTATCTGAATAGATCGCCTTTCTTAAAATCACTTCTTTGCATCTTTCACCGCCTTTGTTCTACACTTCTTAAGGAACTTCTCCACAACAATATACACTTTTGTGTCTCCGATAGGAAGAACACGATACAAGCGTGAACCACCTTGTTTCTCTTTGTGAGAATAAGTACTGGCATAGGTCTTACCACCCAACGGTGGACTTTCGCCCAACACCATCATGGTCTTTTTACTAAGTTTCTGGATTGTATGAGGGTTGGCTCCATAGTAGTTTGTTCCACCGCTATGCTTATGTTCTTGAAGAACTGCATCTACACCGATGTTGGAACGGAACTGCACAATCGCACCAATATCAAAGATTGGATCTTTCACATAACTCTCAAAGACATTGAAGTTCTCTTTGCGAAACATGCTTATGAAGAAAGCCATAATCTCTTGTGTAAGCTTGCCAGTTGCATGCAAGTCCTTTATCTCATCGACACGAGTATTGTACCATCTTTTGCGATCTTCCATCATATCCATGACATGGTTCATCTTCTTCTCCGAAGATAAAAACTTCTTTGCCAAAGACTTGTTGCGAAGATAGTCTTGACCAAAGGATGACCATAGCCACATAGCTTTCCATTGTGCGTTGGAGTATTCTTCTTTTTGGTACTCATACTCAAACAGGTATGTATTATACCATGCTCTATTGTTTTCCGACATCCATTCTTTTTCTTCTTCTGTGAGCTTGTTTATTCTTCCTAATAGGATCTCTTTTGTCTTTTCTATATTCATTTTGTCTCCAATGAAATGTTGTTGGTTGTTCGTTGTGAACATATTATTATCTTATTGTGTTGTGTCTATTTTGTCAAGGACATTTTTTGACCGATACGGATCTACTATCGTGCAAAAGGCTTATTCGATCCCAACAGTCTGTAAAGCCTGTATCTATTATAGAGATTTGTATCGCGGCACTATCATTATCAATGTGTGTTATAACAAACATTCTATTCTTGTAATACCATCCAACATCTGCGTTGAATACTCTTAAATCACCTACTTTCATACTAACACCTCCAGTTTTTCCTTGGCAAGACGAGGGTACCAACTACTATTTGAGCCGATAATGTAAACATCTGCGCTCCATGTTCCGTTGTTCATAACAACACCTAGTTTGCCCAAGTATCTTTTATCTTCTGTTTCTTTAATCTTTACTAATGTTCCTACTTTCATTTTATCACCTCCAATGAACGAGCTAAATCAAAACATATTCTATCGTATTTCAAAGAATATAGTTTTACGAACGCACTATCATTATATGGGTGCAGTGCTTCCATAACAATGTATAGCCCATGATGTTCGTTGTTTCTTATTTGCACCAACGTACCTTTATTCATAATTTCTCCACTCCATCTAAATCGCACCACAACCAATCCGATACTTCTTTCTTATTTTGAAAATAAGCTCTGAACTGGCTATACCTACCTTTGTGTCTTATCTCTAAGACAATACCTATACCAATATAAGGCATCTTTATTAAATCACCTACTTTCATTTATCACCTCTAAGTAATGTAAAAGAAAGCTTTCTGTATGACCACCTATAAACACATGGTAGCGAAAGTTTCCTCTGCGTGTTATTTCTCTGCGTAACACTATTCCTATTTCATTTGTATATTTGCAACGCACTAGTTTGCCTATCATAATGTCTCCATGTTTCATGATTACCTATATAATATAACATGTTGGTCGGAGTTGTAAAGGTCATTTTTTGTCCGTTTGTTAAAAAAGTTTATAAAGTTTGACAAATTATATGAAGTTTGTTAAAATTTTATGTAACTTCTTGATGAAGTTGAGAGAACCGGCTATTGGCGGCTTACAGCGCAGATTCGGATGATTCTGTTATGTAAATAAAAATTGGCACAGTTCTTGCAAGGTCATTTTAACAAATTTGTTATATTTTGTGAAAGTTACATAAAAATGACTCAAAGTTATGTAAATATTTTTTGGCACGATTCTTGCAATAGCGAAAAAGTGGCCTTGCAGACTATTTATTGTAGGTTTTGTGTTCTGAGTTATGTAAATCATTTTTGGCACAGTTCTTGCAAGGCGAAGTTTTTTAAGAAAGTTACATAAAATGCTTGACAAGTTTTAACAAATTTGCTATAATATATGAAACTTAGATAAAAAGTTATGTAAAGTTTTCTGCCAGAGTCAACTCGGACTCATAAGCCAAGATGGTATAGGCAGTTGAGATACAATAGATGACATATATAACCCTTGTATCTCCTCCATAACCACAGACTCCATCAGCAAGGACAACCGACAGATACCTTTGACCATCAAGGTCATCGAAGTATACAAGATCACCAGTCCCAAAATGCATCGTGTTGCCTCAGTTCCATCATATCTTCTTCAGATAGGTGCACACGTATACGTGCGAGTATACATTCATAGAAATCCATCTCGGCAAATATGATGGCAAATATCTTTGCTGTTGATGGGATATATTTCAAGTTAGTATGAATAACATATTCACTCCATATATCATTTATCCTTTGATTGACCAATATGTAAAGCTTTATAAGCTGATCGGGATCTTCCGGAAGTTTTACATCAGAAACTCTCATAGGGGGGCACCCCCGTAGTAGGGTAGGTCTCTAATCAAGAAGAGGGGGGAGGGGGGTAGTAGGGTAGTAGGGTGGTAGAAGGTCATAATATCTTTATGTCTCCTTTCTCAATCAGTCTATGAAGAGTTGACTCTCCAAGTATAGATACAGTACCATCAGCATAGTATATCTCGTAGTTGTTTCTCCACTTAATCAGATCGTTATCAACTTCCAAAGTACCACTTGTTAATACTTTGGAGATGACTCCCATCTTACCCATATCTTCTATAAGCGTCCCTACTTTGAGCTTTTCCATTTCACAAGCAACTCCTCTAATTTGTAGCGGTCGTATAGTGTTAGACGATTTACATATACAAGAGTTCCATGGAGTTGTGGAAAAGGACCAAGGCCATGATAGCCAACCTTTATCGCGCTTAATACTCCAACAGCCATTCCCTTGCTGTCAAACACTATCGAACCAGACGCACCGGGGAGAGCAAAGGATTGCATCATAAAAGAAAGCGGTGTGCATGTAGCAACTGTACCATTGAACACTGACTTGTTTAGATCAGCAGGATATCCAGCATAGACCATTGTGTCTCCTGTGATATCAAGTTTCTTGTTTGTTCTATAGTTTATTGCTTTTGCAGAATGCAATTCGTGTCTCGGCATAAGAAACGCTATATCGTTCTCGGCATCAACAGCAACAATATCAAGTTGAACCAAAGTCTTATAGTCTTCAACATACAGTGTTTCTTTCTCTCCTAAAACATGAGCAGCCGTTACAACAAACTTGTGACTGCCTATTCTAAAATAGTTACCAGAAGCATGTCCTTGTTCTATACCATTTATGTGAGACACTATCCTAACAGAAGAAGCAATTGCTTTGTCATAGTTGAAATAATGGGCTGACTTGGTCTGTTCAAAAGACAAGACACCTCCCTTGTCATCGAACTCAAAACCTAAAGTACAGGCCAGTATTGTCAACAGTAACATAATAAAAAACCCCCTCATCCCCTATAGTAACTAGGAACGAGAGGGCTCAAACGCCGATTGGCTATGCTCTTTTATAGTCGTCTTCAAGTCTCACAACATCATCGATCTCAGGTGTTGAAACTTCAATCAATGTAACAGGTGAATCATCAGGGGCACAGAAGCGATGGATCACACCCGGAAGTATACGAAATCTTTCCCCATATCCAAGAATTTTGCGCTCAAAACTGCTTACGTCAGGTGAGCCTAGCTCCAGTATAAGGGTGCCGTGTTGAACGAAAATTGTCTCGTCTTTTAGCTCATGATATTGTCTAGAAAGTCTGTGGCCTTTTTTGATATAAAGGATCTTTCCAAGGTATTTATCATTCTGTGCGAAACGAATCTCGTGTCCCCATGGACGAGGGTCAATGAATTCTTCCATTCCTTTTGTTATTTTACTTCCATCAGCCATTGTTATCTCCTATTATTTTATTTGACTTACGTATATTCTTCACTGCGTCCAGTGGCCTTAGATTGATTAGAGCCCAGCATTTTTGAAACCCTTCGTCATCCATTGACTCATACTCAAATGTACTCTGCGGTATAATGTGATCTATATTCCACACAGGGTTGTCTTTAGTATATTTTCGTATTGGGCCCCAATTATCCCAGTTCATCCAAGGCTCAAATTGTTTCTCCAAGTGTTGCTTTAGTTCTTCTACCGTATAGGGCAACTTTTCAAAACAAGAGCGTTCTTTGTTTTCCCTCAATGAGTTTGTAATAGATACGCTGATATTCTTTCTTAATTTCCATACTGGGTCTGTTTTTCTTTTCTGTCTGTACTTTGCTCTATATTTTTCACTAGTAGCATAAGAGTGGGACTTGCTTTTTCTACATTCTTTGCAGATAGACCTGAACCCTGTTTTATTCTTATTGTGCTTATGAAAATACTCTGAGGTACAGGGCTTTTCTATCTTGCAGTGATTGCATATTTTGCTCTCAGGAGTGCAATAAGAAAGATTTTCAATTCTTTTTTTTCTGTGTTCTTTATCACAGTCTCTACAATGAGAGGCTAATCCTGATTTCTTATTGACTTCTTTTGGAAAGTAAGTCAAATTATATTGCTTCGTAATGAAGCATCTGCTACATTCTTTATTCATTTTATTTCTCCTATTTAGAAAATGTAATGATAGGAGTAATCCTAGAAATAGGCAAGGAAACACTGGCCGGTGCTGTCCTCACTACCATTACTATAAATAGTTTAGAAAAAGATAAAACGAAAATCATCTAACTTTTCCATATTATCTCCGGTTCTTTAATACAGTCTTTCTCGTTCGGATCAAGAAAGAGAAGTGCGTTCTTTGTCATTATGTGCTGAGTATGTTTGTGAGACTTTGGGCTAATCCATCTTACTAAGACTTTGTATCCATGGTCTTCAAGTACCACACCAAAACCCAATATTTCAAAGAACTTTTGTTGTTTATGTCTCACTAGTGTCATCAGTCACCTCTTTGGCTAGATGAGCAATGGTATCGTCACAACCACCAACAAGAATCTCTTTGTTATCTATAATTGTAACAACAGGAATAGTTGGGTGGCTGTACATCTTCTTGATCTCTTCAAGTTTTTCTGGATTTTCATCAAGCATTTCAACATAAAAGCATTTGCCTTTTCTGATTAGCTTGTTGACTACCTTGATGCAGTAAGGACATGTTGACCTTCCATAAACTATGTATTTTTTCATTGTTCCTCCGTTTTCTAATTGTTTTAGTTGAAAAATAATTGTTTTAGACAGAACTAATCTCTCAGTAACTGTTTAAAACTTTGCTTTTGTATCTTTGTCTCAATCAAACCAGGGTCTCCAACAACTGTAACATTGGAAACATAAGAAGAGAAATTCATTCTAATGTCCGTGAATGTTGTGAAGTTCTGATTAAGTCCCAGACCTATCTTCCCTTCTTGCAGTTGCTGTTTAATCTGTCGGTTCTCTTGCATGAATACAATTTGATTAGGGTTTACATATATCGTATTCAACATGTAATTTCCTTTTGAGTCTTTCTTGATCTCCACCAATTCTACTAATGTGCTCATTACGCTACTCCTACATATCTAACATCTTTTGTGTCTACTCTCCAGTAGTTCTCATTGATAAACAACAATGCTTGTCTACCAACATACTTGATAAAAATACCAAGCGTTGGCTTTTGAAGATATGTGTATTTATCAATGAGGTGAAGTTCCGACTGTGTTTGTGTTAAACAACTGTTAGCCGGAACCCTTACGAGATCACCCTTCGCTAGCATCGGGAACCTCCGGTTGTTGTATTTGTTGTGGCTGTTCTTGTTGCTCTTTGGCTCCGAAGTAGCCTTGAAGAATCATCTCGTTGTCTGCAAGGATAGCATCAAACTTTGCTAACTCTTGTCTACATGAGTCAATTCTAGATTTAACTTGCCAACCGATAGCACGGCCATCTTCAAGTTGATCGATAAGGTTCTCCATAGTTGTAGTAACCTCATCTAGATGTTGCCTTGCTTCTTCAAGCATACGCGCACATTCACTCGGCACATCATCTAGATCTACCGAATAACTAATTCTTACTCTCATATTACCTCCAAGTATATTAATATTATAACATGTTTTAGAGCATTTGTCAAGTAGTAATTATCATTTTATATGCTGTGGTCATAATAAGACCAAAGATACTTGAGATAACAAACCATTGAATTTTAGACTGGTTTTCTTTCCACTGTTCCAAAGCTCTAAGGCGAGCATACAACCCTTCATCTGGATTATATACCGCCTCTTTAATTTTCTTTACATCCTCAACCATTTCTTCTTGGCGTTCGGACATTCTTTCAATCTGACCTTTTAGCTCCATAATGGCTTGGGTCAAGTGCGTTATGTCACTATTAGTCATAGCATGTTCCTCCACTATAAATAGTCTCAGGAACTTACAATAGCGTGGCTCGTAGTGATAATAGTTGAGGATACAGACACCGCATTTTGCAGTGCACACTTTGTAACCTTAACCGGATCAATAACTCCTGAGTCTAGGAGATTAACTATATCGCCAGTTAAAAAGTTCATACCATGATTGAATGTTGTGGTATCACGAACCTGCTGAACAACAAGGTCAGGTGATAAGCCAGCGTTCTTTGCCATTTGACGAATAGGCTCTTCAACTGCTTCGATAACAATCTTAGCGCCCAAGGCTTGTTCATCGTTGTCTGCTTGAATCTGGATATCAGATACAGATTTTAGCAATGAAACACCGCCACCGGGAACGATACCTTCTTCTTGTGCTGAACGAACTGCTTCCAAAGCATCATCGATACGATGCTTCTTCTCAATCATTTCAACTTCAGTTGCAGCACCGACCTTTATGACGGCCACTCCGGATGCCAATCTAGTGATTCGCTCTTGATGACGCTCACAGACTCGCAAATCTTCTTCTTCAGATATGAGGGCCTTAACCGCCTCAATACGCTTTTCAATCTCTTCCTCATCGCCTTTGCCTCCTACGATAGTCGTCCATGCTTTTGATACTGTTATTTTCTTTGCTTGACCGAAGTGAGTTAACTTGACATCTCGGAGGGTCAAACTATTCTCTCTTGTTACAAAAGTCGCACCAACAGAAGCGCAAAGGTCTTTGAGGATGTTACGTCTTTCTTCTCCGTATCTCGGAGCCTTGACAGCAGCAACTTTCATTGTGCCACGGACAGCATTTGCAATTACAGCAGCAAGTGCTTGACCTTCCATTTCACCAGCAACAATAATGAGAGGACGAGACTCTCTCGCAGCTAGTTCTAGAGTAGGTAAAATTTGCTCTATAGTCTCAACTTTTTCATCTGTAACGAGCAGTAGAGGACTATCGTAGTCTACGGTGCCGGCACGTTCGTTCGTGATAAATGTAGGCGAAATATAGCCACTATCGAAACGAAATCCTTCGATGAGATCAAGTGATGTGTTAACAGAGCGAGCCTCTTCAACAAGGACAGTTCCATCTTTACCTGCTGCATCGATAGCCTTGGAGATTAATGTTCCAATAGACTTGTCGTTGTTAGCAGAGATAGTTGCAATATGATAGATATCTTGTTCTGTCTGAATAGGTCTCGCATGCTCTGCAAGTTTCTCACAGATAACTTCACATGCCTTATCCATACCACGTTTAAGTTCAATAGGAGAAACACCAGAGGTCAGATACTTCTGAGCCTTGTTGATAATTCCTCTCGTTAAGACGGTGGTGGTTGTGGTTCCATCACCAGCCTTGTTTGCGGATTGCTCTGCCGCTTGCTTAAGAATCTGAACACCAACGTTTTCAAACGGGTCATCAAGTTCCACAAACTTTGCGATGGTTACACCATCTTTTGTGATCACAGGAATGTTTTGCTTCTTATCATAAAGAATTACATTGCGTCCCTTTGGGCCAAGGGTTGTTCCCACGTTATCCGCAAGAACATTCATACCCTTTAAGATCTTCTCGTTGAGAGAAGAACCGTTGTTATATTGTTTTGACATTGAACCTCCAAATGTTATTTGTTCATATTATATAATATAACACGCTCAATGAGTTTGTCAAGGTCTTTTAGTGATTTTTTTTGATTTTTTTTGTTTTCTTCTAAAGTCGTGCCATCTAAGCCCTTTTTAATTTGCCCTTTATAAACGAAATCAAAAATTGAAGATATTTTTTCTAGACCTTGCTCCATTTGCATCATTGCTCTTAGAGCCTCATTGCCTGAATTATCTTCTCCTGTTGACATAAAAGACTTTAGTTTTTCATCTGCTACATATGAAAAACTAGAGATCTGATTGTATGCCTGAAGTGCGGCCTTGTGTTGACCTTTTTTGTCATTTAGTTTGTTAGAAATATCCCCCAACAATTGTTGTCTTAACGACTTAGAAGTTTTAGTTTCTTTTTCAACATAAAGTGTGATGGGATTAACCATTGTTTCTTCTCCACCTAAATAAACATAACTTTTTGCTTGTCGATAAATTAAATCTCCTGCAGGGTTTCTTATAACAAAATCTTTTCCATTGGGAGTTATAACAGTCAAAAGATAAATATCAATAGCGGCTATTTCACGAGGTGCTGATGTACCAGTGCTGATCGCAGTTGATGCTGAGTCTGATTTTTTATGTGCGACAATATAAATATAAGGAACATTTAAGTCAAAACCGCCTGGTGCTTGCTTTATTGAGGTGTAGTCCACTTTTCCATAGTATTTAGCGGAACCATTCACTCCTTTGTTGGTAATAAAATCAGTCGCTGCCATTTTTCCAGAAGCAGTGGTTTGTTTCCCAGTTACCCTACCTCCAGACAAAAGGGCCAGCATTGACTCAAATTCATATGCTGCTGCACCAGCATCTATTTCCTTTACAACTGTTGTGACATAATCTAGAAACAAGACAGTCGCCAACAAATCAGATTCTTTTTTAAAAGTATTTTGAATTTCTTCTGCGTTTCCTTTCCATCCTTTACCTGGGGTCGCCTTATATACTAACTCTGTAAGTTTCGAAATTTTCTCTATTCTTTCACTAAAATTATTTATTCCCTCAAACACAACGTTAACAGAGGTAGCCAAACCCTCCGGAAAACTACCTAATCTTGTGGCTTCATTTGCAGGGTCTGCTGAAATGGTTTGAAGTTTTTTAAAGGCCATTGATTTTATATCATCTGCTGATACTATTTTAGTGGGTTTGTTTGGGTCAAACGCATCTATGTCTTTAACTGCTTTTACATCTCCAGATTTAACAGCGTCTGCTGTGTCTTTTGCTCTACTTGCGGCATTTTTATAAGCAGTTTTGCCTTTTAAAAATTTTTCTGCGTCATCATAAGTTTTACCGTCATCATCTAAAAAAGCCTTATATAAATCAGTGGGAGTAAAGTTTTTAGGACTACCATCCTCAGCACTTAAATCTTCAAATTCATCTTTGGTTATTTTAGATACACTAGATCCAAATTCTTTATAAAAACCGTCAGCATCTGTATTAACTGTTTTTTTGTCTTTTCTAGAAAGACCCGGTAATTTGATATTAATTTCCTTTTCACTCAACACCTGCTCAATTAATAAATCAAGTTTGTCTTTCGTTAATTTATTTGCCATTTTTGATATCCTCCACAATACTTTTAAGGTCTAAGCCAGCACAGTCAATTTTGTTCTTCACAACATTAAAATGGTGAACGAACCCTTTATACTTTCCGGAAGCAACTTCTCTGACAACGGTATCTCCTTCGGGTGCTTCCAAAGGAATACCAAGAGCATTGTGCACTGCTTCCATAAGTGCCTTCAATGCTTCTTTCTGAACGGGATAGAAGTCCATGAATGGTTCCATCTTCTTTCCGTGAACAGTTGCGTCTGTTATCATTGGTCTCTCACCAAAGCCGTTCTTCTTGTACCAGTTTTGATACTTCGGATAATAAGCATTGGAGATCTCCACACCAACAGACTTCTTATTTACCATTTGCTTAGATGCATGCCAAGCAATATGGTTCATGTCAAGGAACTGATAGATAGTTCCGTCATTATCAATAGCAAAGTGTATTGATGCTGAACGGCTTGTCTTATTCAGAACCCTGAAGCATGACTTGCTATTAAGACAAACATCCCAATGAGCCACGAACATGGACACTTGACGCTTGCGTTTCATATGCTTATACCCATTGTCGTGTTCCATTCCACCCGGATCTGAAGGGAGAACAACCTTGTCCCATTTGATTGGAAACTTCTTTCCTTTGTAGAGAATAGCCTTCTCTCCTTCTTGAATCTCAACATGATTATCATATTCTTCTTGAGCCTCACGATGAGCCACGAGTCTACGATATGTTCCAGGCCCAAGAAGCCCATCAGGTTTAAGCCCGTTCTCTCGTTGAAAAGCACGAATCTTTCTAATCAAAGCATTGTCGAAACCTCTTGCTCCAAGCCATGAAGGGTCCCAGCCCAATGATTGGGCCGAGGACTCATTGTAAAATATCTTGTCTACCATAAATAACCTCTAAATAATAATATCTGCTAATCCATACTCAACTGCTTCTTCTGCTGTCAAATATACATTAACTCTCTCATTAAGTAGTGATTTAAGCTTTCTTTTTGACAAATTTGTGCAAGAAGCCATAGCAGTAATATATTGATCTTGAAGTTTTTGAATAGCATCAAGTTCAGTTGTCATGTTGAATAGAGGACCGAATGCACCAGCAGAAACTTGATGTAGCATAACGCGACAGTTTTTAGAAATTTTGCGCTTTCCTTTCGTACCGGCAGCAAGTATAAGGGTGCCTGCTGACATAACCTTTCCGAGCCCAACTGTTTCAATTACGCATGATTTTTTACACATTTCCATGATATCATAGATAGCAAACATTTCATCTGCTGAACCACCATAAGTTGACACATACATTGTGATTGGATCATAAGGCATCTCGCCTTTTTGAAGGTTTTTCTTTGGTGCCTTGAGGTGCGCAAGAGCCAAGAAGCCTGAGATAATCTCTCCTGCTTTCTCTTCATTTACTTCACCTTGCAGAAGCATTGTTCTGCTTTCCATCTCTTCTGCCATACCAGACAACAATGCTTGAACATCAATCGCTGGCTGGGCTTGTTCGGAGGTTTCTTCTGTAACTTCCTGTTCGGTTTCTTCAACCTTTGCTTTCTTTTTTGTCTTTTTCTCTTTTGCGAACCTTACGATTCTTTCTATAATGTGTTTCATATATAACCTCCTAAGTAAAAAAAAGACCGAGGATTTCTGCCCCCAGTCTTTATAATATAACACAATTTTATGTAACTGTCAAGAAATATTTATCGTTTGCGACCAAGAGCCTCGTTCATACGCTTGTGAGCACGTTTTGCTTCAACGATACGCTTTGCAACACGACGAGCAACTTCATTGACGATTTGCTCTTGCATTTCTTCTTCCTCTTCAGGTGTTGGCTCAACATCAACATCTTCAAGTTCAGCGTCCATATCCATGTCCATGTCAGGCTCTTCTTCATCACCCATATCCATTTCAGGCTCTTCTTCTGCGCCCATAGCACCAGAAAGAGCAGATACAAGATCTTGAAGTGCTTCTAAACCTTCTTCCGCTTTAGCAATCTTTTCGTCTTCAATCTCAACATCGGCATCGTCCATTTCTGGAGCTTCTGGAGCTTCATCTTCGACTTCAACGTCAAGCTCAGCTTCCATTTCAGCAGGCTCTTCCATTGCTTCTTCTTCTGTAAGTGCTTCTTCGTCCATACCATAGGACTCGTTAATATTTTTGATACCAGCAAGGCCCATGAAGCGACGGACTTGTGATTCAGATAAAAGTTTCTTTTTCATTGTTTAAATCTCCTTAATAACACAATTTATAATAAATAGAACATTAAAAGCAAAAAATGCCTTTATTTAAGTTTTTATACTTGAAACTCAAATACATATGTGCCATCATCTTGCATCTCTGGGGCATAGTGATCAATGTTGGCTTTTTCATCGTATTCTTCATAAGTTTTTTCTGATACATTCTTCACATATATCAAAGCAAGATTACGATTTTGGGCGGCGGTGGAACTTACCTCTGATTCTATCTCAGACATACTCATACCTGATCCGTCAATATACTCTTTATTGCTAGATTCTTGCTCTGTCATTCTGCTTAGTTCTTCACGAATAAGTTTTTTCAAGCGTTCTGTTGTTAATTTCATAATATATTCTCCAATGTTGCTATAAATAGTTAGTTTTTGCTATAAATCCGGAAACTCTTCTTCAATAAGATCAAATATATTTTCCAATTCTTCATCCGCAATTCCGAACTTATTCAATAGATCTTCAGATTTCTCTATATCTTTTTTTCTATACTTTATATTTCGCTTTGAATCTTTACCATTGGCCATTCTATAGTCTTCAAAGAATTCCAACAGTCTTTGATCTTTAGCTAAATATCCATCAATCAAACAACGAAAGAATTCGGCTTGCGTCATACTATCGTATTGCAGCCGAACCTTAAGTTGTGCGTGTTTGTGAGTTGAACTCTCAAAAACAATTCTCTTTGTTTTGTCTTTCTTATCCATAACTTAATTAGTTTCCGGTTGAACCAAATCCACCAAGACCACGATCAGAATCTGGTAGGTTGGCGACCTGAACGAATTGAATAGATGGAATTGGAACAAGCATAAGTTGGCCAACTCTATCACCGACTTCATATTCTTTGTCTCCGCTCTTATCAAACTTTAACATAATCTCACCACGATAACCACTGTCGATAACACCAACAGCATTACACAAGCGAAGATTGGTCTTTGATACAGATGACCTTGGGAACAAAAGACCGACATGGTTATCGGGTATTTCCATAGCAAGACCGGTTCCGTAGCAAGTGTTACCATGATCATCTTCCCATTTACGGACAGACACCAAGTCAACAGCAGCATCTCCGAAGTTTGCATACTTTGGCAATACAGCATCAGGATGCACTTTTTTAACTCTTATTCTCATTCATTTCCTCCTTTGTTTCTTTAATGAAGTTTCTCGCCCAATCCATACAAGGTGGGCAATATAAGTTTACCTTGTTCTCTTGTTCGCGAACAACAACCGTCCAAGTCATAGCCATTTTCTTTGACTTCTTGTCGTATGGTTTGTCGCAGTTGGTGCATTTATCGGGAAGTTTATCAAAAAGCCCAATCTTTTTATCAAGATCAGGCTTCTTTTTTATTCCCAACTTTCTTCGTTGGGCTCTATTCATCGCCACCATCCATAATCATCGTTATAGTCGTCTAGATAATCATCGTCATCATAAGGGTCATCATATGACCAATCATCATCGTCATCATAAAAATATGAATAAGAAGGGTTGTTTTGACTACGAGCTTCATATTTTCGCTCTAGAGCTTCATAATTATAGGTCGCAACCCAGCCGTCAAGAACAACATATTTAACACTGAGACCTGAATCGAGCCGGTCTTCTTTTGTAATGTTCATTACTATTCTACCGTCTGGCATTTCGCACCACTCTTTTTTGTGCCGCTCTTTTAAAGATTGAAGAAATTCTTGTTGGTTTTTCCAACCATTTTCTTTTATGTTTTCAAAAATGCCACACTCTTGGAATGCAGCAACATGAAAAGCTAACTCTTTAACTCTCATCTTCATCCTCCTTCTTGACTCCGTGTTTGCGTCTCAGAGTGATATACATATCCATCAGTTGTGGAATGTCAATGTCCTCTTTGAGAAGACGAAGAGCACGAACAGAGAGAGAAATGTCTTCTTTGGAAAGCCATTGCTTCTCAAGATATTCTTTCTTGAGATCTCGCTTCTGTTCTTTGTAAGGCTCCATCGCTTCTTCGATAGCAACAAGGCTCTCAATGTAATCAGCGATGTGCTCTTCTTTAGACTTTGTGTCTCGGTAATCTTTGTTTACCACAATTTTAATATCATTCGTCATGTTTACCTCCTATCTTGTAACGAATCCATACTCCAAGTATGGGCATTGATGAAGCGAATGCAAATAACGCGTTCCACTCACCATGACAATTTGTTAAATGTTCCATTAGTTCTCCTTCATAACTCTAAAACAATATTCAAGACCACGAAAATACTTGCGGTCAATCTTAAAGATAACACCATCATTTGTTGATGTTATTCTCGCTTCTTTGATAGCCGGCCAGCAACGATCAGCAATCTTTGCGGCAACAGAAGCCATAGCGAACATTTCGATTACATCCTCTTCTTTACTATCAATGATAGAAGACTCTGTATCAGGTGGTCCACCTTTACCTTTGAATTTCTTAATAATTTTTTGTTGTAATTTTTTATCTAACATGGTTTCCTCCTTACATTTATATTATAACCTATTTCTTTAGATATGTCAAGTCATTTTCTTCATCTTTTCTATAAAAAAGATCTACACCCCAATGAAAACATGTAGATCCATCAAAATATTTGACGAGATAATATTGCTCAAATGACTTGCTCTCTTCTACTATAAATCCTGCTTTGAGTTTGTTGTCGTATTCTATTATCTCGTCTCCTGTATTATGGTCGTAACCAATGTTTCTTATAACTTTGGCAAAGACCAGCATTGTTGGATACCCATCGGCTCCAACCTTTTCCATCTCATCCATTATTCCTCCTTGTTTGTTGTCATACGTTTCCATGTTCTATCAACATGACCTCTCGTTGAGAATCCCCAACCATCAGAATATTGCGGCTTGATAATGTAAACTTCGTTCAAGAGAATCTCGTCTCGGATTGTGTCTTTGTTCACACCCCAATACCGAAGCTTGGTAAGTTTACTGTTTGAATCGATCAGATCAATAACAGCAAACCACTTGCCATTCTTTGACTTGCGAAGATTGACATTACGAGGTATACCCCAACATGCACCAAGAGCAGCATCAAACTCAGAGATAGGTGGAACGCAGAACTTAGCTAGAGACTCTTGGACTTCTTCCGGAGCAACAAGATTCATAGGAAAAATACCCGTCAATTCCGTAAGAAATTCAACTCTATCGTCTTTTGAGAAGTCACCGGCCTCCTTATATGCCTCAATATTTTCAGCGAGTTTTTTGAGGTTTTTTGGACGATCTTGGCAACAAGCAGCCCAGAAGTGTTGAGCACCTGTGAACCTATCATCAATGAGGGAATCCAAAGCACCACCGCGACAAAGAGCATCCAAAGACTTCTTGTTGAGTTTACGATAGATAACGTTCTCATTGAATAGCAATTCCTCAACAGTCTCAAAAGGACGGTTCGCAACAATCTCTTCGATAGCCTTGTCTCCAAGACCTTTGATAGTTGTGAGCGGCGCAACTAACTCGTGGTCAGAAGCAGCCTCCCAAGAGTCGCCAGAAAGATTGATATCAATAGGACGGATAGAGTAACCATGAGACTTAGCAATATTAATTGCTTGCTCTTTCTTAGTGTCGGGCTCACGATCCAAGAAACTACACATCCACTCAGTAGGAAAATAGTTATAAAGGTAAGCACACTGATAAGATATGATGGAGTATGATACAGCATGAGACTTATTGAAGCCGTAACCAGAGAAATATTCAAAAGTGGCCCATAGCTTTTCAGCGTCCTCTTTTCTGATCTCCTTCTTCTCGCACCCAGCAAGAAACTTCTCCTTGATCGCCTCTTTAACCTCATGTCCTTTACCCGTACCCTTCTTAGTAAGTACTTTGCGGAGGAGGTTAGCTTCATCCATAGAGATATTTTCTCCAAGTTTATAAGCCAACATAGCAATCTGTTCTTGGAAAATCAAGAAGCCGTAGGTCTCTTTGGTAACTTCTTCTACAAGAGGGTGAAGATACTCAATCGATAGAGTGTCATTAATAGCAGCAACATACTGCTTATCAACACCAGCCGATAAAGGCCCAGGGCGATAGATTGACGTAATAGCTGCGATATCAATAATGGACTTCGGCTGGGCACGGACAGCAAATGACTGTGCGCCTTTCTCTGTGAACTGAAAGATACCAGCCCATTTACCTTCGTGAAAAATGTTTTCATAAATATCCTGATTGTCAAAATCAATAACGTCCGGATGGAGGTTCTGATCATAAAATGCTTTGATCTGAGCAAACGTTGGTTGTTCAGTTCCATTGTTAACTAGAATACGTCTAATGCAATCTTCAATCATTCTGAGAGTTGATAGTCCAAGAATATCGAACTTGATAAAACCAAGAGGCTCAAGCTGACGAACGTTCTGCCCCTCAGACCATGGAGTTTGTCTAACGCCTTTAGACGAGATCAAAGGCATATATTTATTTAATTGTTCTCCAACCACCACACCGCCAGCATGACGAGAGCATGAACGATAAGAACCATAAAGAGCCATGACGTGATCTGCTACATGTGGATACTTGTTAAGAAACCCACGAAGACTGTCGGAGAACTCAATGGTCTCTTCAAAGGTTGGAGTATATACACCAGCCTTAATACCATGCTTTCGCTTGGCCGCAGGTGTGGCTTCTTTCATCATAACGTTTGTAACAGCATTCACTTCATTGAATGGAATCTCGTAGAACTTTGAGATATCTTTGAGGAGAGAACGAAGCTGAAGTGTATTCCAGTTTGAGATAGGAACAACAACATCATCGCCCCACTCTTCGATAAGCATATCTTTGAGAACCATGGGATCAGATACATCATAGTCGATGTCCGGATAGTCTGTTGCATCAGAACGCAAGAAACGAGAAAACAGAAGTCCATACTCAATAGGATCAACCTGTGTGATTCCGAGAGCATAGGCTACCAATGAACCAGCAGCAGAACCACGACCTGGACCAGCCAACTGAACTTCATTTGTTTTGTCTGATATGGCTTTCATTGTTAAGAAATACTTTGAGAAACCACGATCAGCAATAACGCTGAGTTCATGATTGATTCTGGAAATATATTCTGGGCTGTTCTTTCTCAAGTGACTTAGGCCACCAAGTGATAGATCACGTAGGTAGTCATCTTCATCACGACCCGCAGGTACAACAAAATCAGGAAGACGAACAGTAGTGTCTGGAACAAACTGTTCAATGCGTTCGAAAGCAATGGTGTGACTTTCCTCAATGCTTCTAAATACGAGTTCTTCATCATAATCATATTCCTCCGAGTATTTCTTGAAGTCTTCCCACATTTGTTCTCCATTCTTTGGATAGAGTTCATAATCCATATCTTGAACAGAACCGGGAAGAGTCATGTCCAACCATTCAGGCGCACCACGTCCCAACCAACCGAGCCGCTTGTATAGCTCACGGTCTTTCCAAGCAGTTGGTGTAGGATAGTGAGAGTCAGCAGTTGAAACCAACTTGATACCAAACTCTTTGTGCATCTGGATGATGTATTTATTTAGAGCATGCTGCTCAGGTACAGCATTCCACTGTAACTCACCATACCAGCGATCACCAAAGATATCAACCATAGTACGGGTTGTTTCGCGCATGCAGTCAAGAACAGCCTCTTCACCGTTCTCAATGTTTTCCCAATAGCACCCAGCGTAAACACCACCAAGACAAGCAGACATAGCAATAACACCATCGCTGTATTTGCGAAGGAGACTATAATCCATGCGAGGCTTGCGATAAAAGTATTTCTCACTGTAACTTTCCGATACTAATTTAAATATATTGTTAAGACCGTTTTGGTTCATTGCGAGAAGAACTAAATGACGAGAACGGTTAATGGAACGACCTTTTGACTTGGTCGCACCTTCTTCCTCTACGTTTACACCTGATTGCTTATCAGATAGTTCTTTGGCTTTCTTCTTATCTGCCTTGTGTTCTTCATACTGTTTTCTCCAGTCTTCGACATCTTCAATGAAGTATGCTTCCACACCAAAGATTGGTTTGAAGTCTTTACCTTCTTTTGCCATCTTGTTTGCGTGCAGAATCTGATATGCGAAACCATTCATGTTTCCATGATCGGTTAATGCTAGAGCCTGTCCTCCATTCTCGTAGCAAAAGTTCATGTGGTCTTGCGGGTAGCCGAAGCCATCAAAGGGTGAGCCAACACCCGAATGAGCGTGAAGCCCAACAAATTTTATATTATTCATATTACCTCCTCAAGTATATTAATATTATATCACATTACGGCATATTTGTCAAGTATTTTTCTAAACTTATTATCAATTCATTCTTTGAAATACTTGGATTTCCGGCTGTGTCGTATTTTGCAGAATTGTAACCCCAATCTAGCTTTCTTATTGCATCTGCAATATTGTCTTCACAATTTATATAAAAATGACTTGGCGCAGACATTGATCGATTTGATTTAGAAATTTCGTATAGATCTCCTGCCGCAGCGCCAACTCTTCTAAAAGCATATTTTGCTTGTTTTATATTACTTTCAAAGTTTATAAAGCGTGAAGTAGATCTAGACTCTACCTTTACTCTTTTTTCTTCTGTTTTATCCCAAACTTGAAAAACACAGGGAACATCATATTCAGAGGTTAGTGTCGGGCTGTTGGGGTCCATTACTAAAAAGCTGTTTTTTGGCAATATAAGTTCTTTCGATAAAGAAAAATCAAAAGACAATCGATTGGTAACACTTATCTTACGAAAAGTCCTAGGAACAATGAACGCTATAGTGTCAGAAAAAATACTACAACCGTTAAAAAAGTCGATAGCCATCCCAGAACTGGTTCCAAATGGTGGATTTCCAATTGACAGATATTTTTTTTCCTTATTTTTTTCTAACTCTAAAAGCTTTATGACTTTCTCAATACTATAAAAATCCAGTTCTATTACATCTGCTATATCTGGGGATATGTCTATGCCCTTAGAATTTTTTTTAGGTAGTTTATTTAAAAACGACCCACAGCCGGCTGATGGTTCTATTATCAAATCATATTTTTTTAGATCTATTAAACCCAAACACAAATCAACAGTTTCAGGTTTTGTAAAGTATTTATCGTTAACTGCATTACCCATTGAAAAACTCCTCTCTAGAGCCTTTATTGATCTTACAGGTGGGAAACCTCTTTACAAGTTCAGATCCCTTTTCAAATCTCACTCTAACTTTTGGAAAATCTACAATGTCACAGCATATGTAAATTAAATCATTTGCTTTTTCATAAGCTATGCTTTCATTAAATTTTCTACCTGCTCCAAGTTGATTAGAAGGCATAAATTTCAAACCATATTTTGTAAAGTTTTTAGCATCATATTTCACACCATCTTTGTCGATATGGTCATGATCTTTGTCTCCCTTAACACGGGATAAATCTGGGAACCACTTTACTAGTTGCGGCTCCATAAACCACGAACAGCATCGTCCGTCCTTAAAGTTTTCTATCAACTCTTCTCTTGGAATATCTCCAAAAGAGAATTCCTTTACTTCGAAATGATAAGTTTTACTGTGTTCTATTTTCATGTTTCCTCCTCATTGAACATGTATATATTATATCACGGTATGTTGTGTTTGTCAAGTATTTTATATAAAAAAAAAGGCATCCTAACGAGAGGAGCCCTTATCACTGATTCTTCAGTAGGATGCCTTTAAAGCTATTCTACGTGGCCTGTTCCAAAGTTATAAATAATCTGGACCTAGATTATCAGGTGAATAAACTTTATGTGGTCCTTGAAATGATTCACCAGAATGCTTTCTATGAAAGTCAGTCTGTACAGAAGCAGTATTGTCAATGTCACCTACTGGTTCTCCTGTTATAGCGCTTAATTCATCTAATTTTTTATTGAGTTTTGCTACTAAAGGTCTCCAAACATCCGAGGTGTTGTTCCAAAGAGCCGCTCTTGCTTTCAATTGTAAATCAACAATTTCATTTTTCAACTGCATTATATTTTTCGGATCATCAGGCATCACTTCTAAATTCTCTTGTGAACCCAAACCTTTTGCGAGTTCTCTAGCCATTTTAGGATCTTCTTTCTCTAGATCTTCAATTTTCTTAAGAAACATTGCATCAATCCCAGCATCGTCACGGCGAATTTTTTTTAGAAATTCAGGATCAGGGTGTCCACCAGGATATCTCATTTCTTTGAGAACGCTGTCTAGTTCTTGTTTGATAATTCTTCTTATTGCTTCATTTGTTAATTTCATATGAAATCTCTCCAACTTTACAATAAATAGTTTGTTTTTATCTATTCAATGTGTCCTGTTCCAATAACTTCCCAAATCATATGCGAGTCAATGTAACCGTTAAACTCTGGTGCTATCTGTCTTCCTATTCTGTGTCGAATAAGATGCACAGCAGCTAGAGACCACATCGGATATGACTGAAAGTATGCACCGGGAACAAACATATATCCTGTGTCTGTCTCCATACAACTAACCGCTCCGAGAAGTTGAGAACCATCGGGCGAATAAACCGCAATAAGAATCTCAAAGTAATCAAGAGGCAGAACAGGGAACCATGTAAAAGTTGTTCCATTCTTGGAAATTACGGCATCAAAAGCGTAAGAAGGATCGACCCATAGTAAGGTATAGGGTTGAATGTCGTCAAAGCCTTCTATGGTCGTAAATGCGTCAACTATCGTGCCGTTTTCAGTAACAATTGTATGAGGTGTCTGTCTCTGTATTTGATACTCGTAGAGATAGTTGTTTGTCCACTGTCCTTGACCTGATGGGTTAAGTTGAATACTATTGAACATAGCTGGCTGTGTTGCTTGAACCGGTTGAGAACTTACATAAGTTTCAATCATTTGTGTAGTGCATGTTCCAACAGGAGTCATATATTCAAAATAGTCTCCGGATGTTGGTTGGTGCATCTT